GTTGGATGATCGTCAGGTTGATCGGAGCGGGATTGAGTACTGGCTCACTTACCTCAAGACTCACGAGGACGCTCACTCCCCTCGCTACTTCGCCATGATCTTCGGGGCTGAGTAGCCCCCCCCCCCCTTCGGTCTGACTCGACCCCCTCCAACTTCGGACGGGGGTCTTGTCGTATACACATCATGCTTACGGCGCAAGCCACCCCCTCTCCCCGCGAGCCACTAGGCTGCTCCCCGCCCGACACCTCCAGTGTACCACACTGCGTTCTAATACACAAGCCCAATCTCACACCTTGAGGTATTTTAATGTTGCTGTATGCGTATAAAACATGATGAGGGGGGAGGGGGGGATGCCTAAAAATTTTTTTGGTATTTTTTGGAAGTTTTTCCTTAAAGAAATTTTTTATAATAAATACGATTATGATTACCTTTAAAGAATATTATCAAGTTAACGAACAAGTAAACTTAGATACTATTCAATCCGCTTTGGACATTGCTGGATTGGAGCCTACTATTGGGACTGGGGCTGATATAGCAAATACTATTATTTCTGGATTAAGAGCAGCATTTTCTAAAACTTCTGATGAAAGGAAGAAGCATATCTTAAATGCGGCTATTAGTGGTGTTTCTATATTACCGTTTGGTGATATAGTAAAACTATTGAAACTTAGGAAGTCCAAGAAAGTAGCCAAGCTTGCAGTTAAAGGTGCAAGAGGTTTAAAGACTTTAGCTAAGTCTAAACAATCAGCAGGTAATAGATTTGATAGTGAACCTATTCAGAAGTAGACTTCTTACTTAATAATTCGGCTCTCGTTGGTCTGAATTCTTTCTTAGGCATATTACCTCTAGAGAATAATTGCTTAGATCTCTGGAATGTTCCCTTTGGTACTGCTTCTTTACCTTTGGTAGCTAGTGTATCTCTTACTGCTCCGTATATCTTGTGTGCTTCGTTCTTGTGGGCTTCTAATCTTCGGGTCATTACCTGAAGTTCGCATTGAATTCCGTTTACTACTAGTATAAGATGGTGTGAACCAAAGTATCCAAAATCTACATCAGATCCTCTTTCTTTTACTTCATGATTAAAAGTAGGAACCTTTCTTTTAACATCTTTTACAAAATTCTCTACCTGCTCTTGGTCATTGAAATATATGGTTGCTCTAACCAAATCATTCATTCCTGCTAATGTTCTAGATTTTCTAATGATTACTTTGGACACAACGGATTTAAATGACTTCACTCCCCCAAAGTTTAAACTCATGGTCGAACTATTAATCCCCTTTGATTCAATATACTTTTCCAATATCTTTCTATACTGTCTTGCTGTTTGTAGAAGCTTAGGCTGAACTTTACGATAAACATCTTTTAATTTCCTTATCAATACGTTCTGAGATACGGACCCGCTAGAATTTAATTTATCGAATTCTTTTACTTCGGGAAGCTTTGTGAGGTATAATTCAGAAGCTTGGTAATATTCTAGGAACGTAAACATAATAATAGTTATTCTTATATCTAAATAAAATTATGATGTTGTTTAAAGAATTTTTCGATAAAGATAAAAATTCAAAAGTAAGTTATAGTGCAATTGTTCTTGATGACGAATCTAGAAACTTATTATTATCCTCTCCTGAGATACTAAAATATTTAAATCCTAAACATCAGATCATTGCTCACCACATGACTATTAAGATGGGTGGTCTAGAAAATAGCGCATACAAGAACAAAGAAGGTACTAGGGAAACACTAACCGCAACTCATATTGGAATATCAAATGATGGTAATGTCATTGCGGTAAAGGTTGATGGTCAAAGTGCAAATCAAATACCCCACATCACAATATCAATTAATCGTCACGAAAAAGCCAAACCGAAAGACAGTAATAATATTACCAACTGGAAACCTCTTAAGTCCCCTATTAGACTCACAGGGATTGTAGAGCAGATCAGACATTAGTGTGCTGGTTCTTCGTCTACTATCTCTACTGGTATTTGTTTCCAGCCTGATCTTTTTGCAATAGTAAACGTACTGTTCCCGTCCACTACTTTATAATAACCATTATTTATTTCCTTTACCGATATGGGTTGTCTGGAACTCATACCATTATCATCATGATTGGCTTTTGTAAACATAACAATTAGTGCATGTCTAATACCAGATTCTCTTGCACGCATGTTTTGTAGTTTATCTACATCCATCATTACTAAATTAGGATAATCCATCTTAAAATATAATTCGGGTTCTTCTGGTAGGGGCAACATTTCCTCATCTGATAGATGTTCGTACTTTGCTAAAAGATCTTCATATACATTTTCATTTGGGTACAGATTTGTATATATTTCTTGTAGTAATTTTAATTCGGATCTTTGCATAACTATCTTTTAAATGTTAATTTAGATCCAGCAACCTGTAACACTTCTTCCCAAGGAATACGGGTAATCGCATCCATCTTCCCTCTTTGATGTGATGGTCTTCTGAAAATCTTGGGGAAGATTGCTTCTGCTGGATTTTCTACCATTGGGAAATACTTGGAAGTATTGGGTCCGTCTATTAGATTCATAATATCAAATAATTTTCCACTTGGTATCACCTGAGTTAATTTCTTCTGTATTAGATCTCTTAGTCCATGTGTTCTTACGAATTGAAGATGATCCCCCTGCTGGAATGAGATGTAGTTGCCTTGGGCGAATAACCAACCTTTATAGTATCCCTCATTTATAAGTTCTACCAAAAGATTTCCGTTTATTACCTTGTTACCTTTTGTTTCTACGGAACCAGAGTTTCTTCCTGCTCTTACATTTTCGGGTAAGTCCATCCATGCAGGAACTAACTTACCTGCCTTGTCTTTCTTTCCTTCAAAAACAAAAAAGTCTATTCCTGCCTTTTCTTGTTCCTTTGAGGCGGTATTTACGATGTACCCATTTTCTTCCATGATACCACGGAATTCGTCTTCGGTCCTTTGACCTTTATTCTGACGATGCTGGTGTTGTTGTACAGTTTCTCCTTCTCTTTGTTTAGAAGCCTGTGCTTCTAATAGAAGAGCCTCAACTAGTAAATCAAATTTAAATTTCATACTAGGCAGTAAGGTATGCTACGACTTCATACATGGGACGATCATATTGCATTTCGTCCTGTCCTTCTCTTCCCTGCCATGCGGCAGTCACATGGATTCTATAGTAATCCGATACCAAAGGATGCTCTACATAAGGATCGCTATTTTTTTCATCTTTCTTTCTAAGTCTCAACAAGCGGAACTCTGGTCCTGCTCCTGCACTGGTTCCATAACTTCCTCTGAATCCATCAACAGGAGTATCTAATTCAAAACCAACACTTGCCAATACCTCAGACAAAGGTCGAATGAAATCATTGGGACGAAATACTTTGGTAATACCCTTTAAGATATTATTTGAATGTATTGCATTTTGGATTTGTTTTACTTCTCTGGGGCTTAAACGAACTCCATCTTCATGATGGGATTTTTTAAAGTTTTCGTTTACCTTAGAGTATACTTCTTGTAAAAGTTCAAATTCGGATCTTTGCATAAATTTATTTAGTCTAAAGTTGGTTTAGCTAATTTCTTTCTCTTAATTCCTTTTGGAGGAGTTCCGTGAACATAGAGGTAGGTTCCTAGAACGTCCTTACGGGTGGCGGGAACGTCCGCTTCACCGGGCAGTACAATGACAATATACTGATTCGGTTGTCCCTGTGGAGTATTAAACATTTCATCCATGCTTAATATATTTGCAGGATTTAATTTAAACTCTTTTGCCATTGCTTGCTTGAATTCTTGTAGTGCCTGTGAACTATTATACTTCCACTTATCTTCTACTAAATTTTGTGCATCTTTCAATTCTGCTGGTCTGAGTTTTAATGATCTGTTGTTATGAACCACGTTATCATGTTCCGATGGTAATAACAATACAACATAACCAGAATAACCAGCAGGATTACTTTGATATTCATCATAGGTTAAAAATTTGTCGGCATTTACTTTGAATAAGTTTGCCATTAAATTTTTAAATTGTATGATTTGTTTTGGTCCCTTGTATGTATATTCTTTATGAATCAAGTCATGCAAGACTACCCCAGAATTCAATACTCTGGGTATAATGTCTGAATGCTTATCAGCATATCTATCAATTAGATTATCTTGTCTACCTTCAAAAGAAAAGTTCCAAATAAAATTATCAGGAATGTTTGTCATACCCTTCACCAACTTTACTTCCTTGGTGTATGCATAGAACAATATATTAGGCATAGAACGAGCAGTGTCCATTGCCATTTGGATATATTTCTCTGATATCATATCCCCCGAATCATTGAAACGAATTACGGTCTTTACATTATTACGATCATTTTCTCTCTTGTAACCGATAATCTCCCAATGTAATTGATCCTTATAACCCTCATAATCATTCATCAAGTAATTAAGAATCCTTGTTTGTCTTAGCGTAGGTCCGCTTTGTACCAAGTAATTTCCCAACATTGCATAACAAACTTTCATACATTGTCCTGCATGAGGACATGTTGTTACAATTAAAAATTCTCCTGTTGATTCGTTTACAACCAAACCTCTTAATGCGGGTAATGTAGTATTATAATATATCGCATCACTACCAGCAGACTTCATCATTTTACCATTAGTAGCAAGAAGATCGTCTGGTCTTTGCATGATCATCTTTTTGAATTCATCAACATCTATTAAATCTACGGGATTATTGTTTGCATCGGTTAAAACTACTGCCTTGATTTCGTCAATTCGTTTTTCTCTGTTCTTATGTTTTAAGAACGGTGCTTCGACTTCGGGCTTTATTGGTATATTACTTGCATGTACTAAAGGCTTTTTATATTTGGCATTTGGATTTCTTTTAAGTTCTGCTTGTGCTTGGGGACTATCAAATACACGATCTGCCAAGAATTTTTTTAAATTATCTACACTTATTGGATTTGCACTTGCCTGAATTTCGTTAAACTTGCTAGGATCGTTTGCATCTTGATCATAGACCTCTTCGTCCTCGTTTTCTGGCTGCATACTCTGTACATTTTCTTTATCATCAAATAAAGATTCTGCTGGTTCGATTAAACTAATAAAACCCGGAGGCATGTTCATACCCTTCGTCGGACCCATCGTTTTTTCTAAAATAACCCTATATGCCTTTTCCAAAAGTAAAGAATCTTTGTCAACCATAGAGTTATTTATTTATTCTGCTATATATTTAAATAGAAAGGTAAAATAAATAAAGTAATGGATGACATATTAGCAAAACACTTGACCAGTACTCTTTTGCTATTAAAAAATGACGAAAAAAATAAAACCACTGTAGATGAAACAATAATACCTTATTATTCTTATAAGATAATTGATAATTTATTTCATGTAAAAACAGATGGCAATACCATTGTGTCCGAAAATAAAGGTTACTGGAGAGATAAACCTATACTAGAATACAATAATAATAAATATGTTTTACTAGAATCATCTAGTAATATAGTAAGAATTGACAATTTAGGGATAACCTCCGAGAGTATTACTCCCTATATAATGGATACAAAGAATAAGGAAGAACAGATTAGTAGTAATTTGTTAAAATCCATTAAGAATATTATAACAACAAGTAAACCTCTTGTCAAACAAAAAGAGAAACCAATTGTTAAAAAGCCTAAAATTGTTAAAAATGAATTAACTCCTTCTGAACCAGAAATAAAGGCAGTAGTAAATACTAATCCTGTTTCTGATTTGACGGCAATAAAGAACATAATGGAACCATTGGATTCTAATATTACTCAAGAATTAGAACAACAACCTAAACCAGAGATTCCAAGTCCAGAAGAAATTGTTAAAAATGTCAACGAAATATCCCCTAAAAAAACGACTGATAAAAATTCGGTTATTTCTCACTATGTAAATACACTCAAAAAGTCAGATCAACAGACAAAAGTAGAACCAAAACCAGAAGAAAGTACAGTTAATTACATAGATAATGGTAAGCCTAAGTCAATTGAAGAAGAATTATTCACCCTTCTAGATGCTAAAAAAGACGATCCTAGAATTAAACGTCTCTTTAGTCACTATACAGAACAAACTAAAAAGGAAGTTCATGAGATTAATGAGAAATATGCTAAACAATACTTGGCTAAATTGCTCGAAAACAGTGGTGGTGGAGGTACAAGCAACAGTGCCGTAGACTATTCCAAGGGGGGAATCATCGATGGTGCCCTTACTATCACCTCTACTTTATCTGTTGGAGGGATGATTTATGGTATAATAGATAATAAACGTGTTTTTAATATCGGTAATACCACAGATACCGATTATGTTTTAGACCATAACTTCAATACCAAAGATTTAATTGTTAATGTTTATGATGTGAATGATGAAATCGTATTAACCTCTATCAAAAACATTAACAATAATCAAACCTTAATATCTTTTAGTGAGCCTATAGAAAATATTAAGGTTGTTATTATGAGATAAACTACATTACAGTAGTTCCGTAGTATTGAGTACGAAGATATAATTTACTTCCACTAGTTCCTTTTGCACTTAAAGAACTTAAATTAGTCAATCCACAAAATACAAACTCATCATTTGCACTTAAAAGATAACCTACTGTAGGGTTTGCAGGATCAAATATTTCTGCTGTACTTGTTCTTGGTCTTACGCTTACTTGGGAACACTCTTGATTAAGAGCAGACAATGTTTCTATACTAGAAGAACCAAAAGTATAAACAAAAGTTTTACAAAAATTACGATTTACAAAATTAGGCATAAGAATATTTAGTTGACACTTGAAAAAAATGTGATATCATTGTAAATAAAAATATATGGACATTACTAATCATATCAAACAAAGAATGAAATTCACCCTTTGTGGAAACAAAACATGCTGTCCCGTACTCACAGAAGTAGACGATAATAAGTTTACCTTGACTGATGATTATGAAGGTGAAGTCGTCTTGACAAAAGACGAACTTCATATTTTAAAGAAGTTCCTTGTTGAAAATTTGAAGGACTAATGATCTGGCATTATTGGTCTGCTGGAGTTGGTATTTGTTTGATACTCAAGTACGGCTCCATCTTAGAAGCATTTAGACAAAAAACTTCACAAGTATTCTCTCCACTTGCGAAGTTGTATAAGTGTTGTTTGTGTATGGGATTTTGGGTAGGACTGTTATTAGTTCCCTTCTTGTACATAATTGAGGGATATGGTATAGAAGCATTTCTATTGCCATTTAGTATATCGTTTCTAGGATTTCTTTTTGATAGTATTATTGTCGCATTACATGCGGTGAATAACTACTTGTCTTCTGATTCTGAATCTGAATCATCTTCCGAATCATCTTCTCCCAATAAGTGAGATAGTAGTTCGGAAAATATATATTTGGTTTTTTCGTCCCATGTTCCTTCATCAATTTCTTTCTTGAAGAAGGAAATCAATAGTTGAGCTTTTGCAGAATTTGGTAATTCTCCATCCCCTTTAGGAAATGCCAGTCTGTCTCCAAATTGAGCCATATCGCTATCACTTGCATGGGTTGGTCCGTGACCCGGTCCCATCATGGATGCAGTAGTTTGATATGAATTCTTGGAATCCATTTCTGGACTATTCGTAAATTCACGAAGCACTACTTTCTTTTTATATAAATCTCCCATTTGGTAGAAACTAATATCCATGTGTTTATTTAGCTAAATAACTTCATGAAGTTTGATGATTTGGTTAATATGTTTTTGGAAGAGTTCAATACTCCGTTTTCTCCAAAAGCAACAAGCGGCAACACATGGTTCAGAGGTAAACCCGCAGGATTCATGGGAGACGATGGAAGAGCAGGAGTAAATGGACTCCTCCCTCAAGAAATGTTTCCACAGAAGAGAAATAAAAAACCAAAGAATAAATATAAAAATGATAAAGTTTAAAGAGTATTTTTTTTTAAAAGAAGATCCTGATTATGTTGATATCAACAACGAAGATCTTAGAGTCTCCGTTGAGTATGATTTTGATGATAATAGTATTTTTGGTTTTGGATTTTTAAATACGGATGTAGTATTTAAAGATGTAAAGCCTTTCGAGGAAATGAAAGATCTTCATAGTGAATTGGCAATGGGTCGAGGTTTATCACATGGATTAATAAAGAAACAATTCTTTTTAAATTTGAAACAAGGTATTGTAAATACCCATGATTCCGAGAATAGATTAATCAAATACGATTTATCCGATCCATTACAACATAAAAAGTTTATGGATACTCCATTGATGAGACAAGTAAATGCTCGTATTATGTTTTCTCCATCAGGAAGAATTTGGACAAAGGCAATAAACGAAGTGGATAATAAACCAATAGTTCTTATTTCATTCTGGGCATTTAAAAATAAAGAAAAGAATAAAGATAATGATCCTACATCTTTTGGTAGTGGTGGAATGTTTTGTCCAAATGGGTACGAGATAACTGCTACACATATTAAACGTGTATTGAATAAAGCAGGTGTACCAAGAGATCAATGGAATGATGCGTATTTGGAATTTTTAGAAGATCAATATGAAGGATCTCGTGCTAAAAGAATAACTCTTAGGGAATTCATAGGTCAAAAGCCACCAGAACAACCTGTACAAAAAACCAAAGAAGAAGAAGAAAAAGAACAAGAGATCGTTAAACAAGCCAAGGAAAAAATAAAGATTGGCGCACACGGAAACAGATTAAATCCTAACTTTGGTTCTCCTATGCAGGCTAAGAAAGCAGAGCAAGCAGGGGTTAATTCATACGCAGAATACAATGCAAAACGAAACCCCTACGGTGAATCAGTTGATTCGCATAAAAAACGAAAATTATAAAGAACTATCAGAAAAGTTTTTTTCTATTGAACATGAAGAATGGGGGTTAGAATTTATTTCTTGTTATCCTATAGGAGGAAAAATAATAGATGCTACATTTAAAATTGTAGATATTAAAAAATACATGCTATTTTTAATAAAGCATCCCGTTAAAATATACACAGTTTAAGTTAAATATGATCATGAGTGACTGCGGAAATCATCCCAATTTGTTTCAAACCCGTAGAGATTTTTTAACAGATTTTGGTTGGGGTGTTGGTGGATTATCTCTTGCATCTATACTTGGTGTTTGTCCAACTACAGCAGAAGCAATATCACCATTAGCTGCAAAAAATCCACACTTTCCAGTTAAAGCAAAAGCAGTTATTCAACTATTTGCATCAGGAGCACCATCTCATGTTGATACATTTGATTATAAACCAGAATTACAAAAGAGAGATGGTCAAAAGGGTGATTATGGAAATCTATTAGCATCCCCTTTCGAGTTTCCTAGATTCGGAAAATCTGGATTGAATATATCTGAAGTGTGGTCTAAGTTAGGACAACATGCGGATGATATGGTAATTATCAATTCTATGCAGACAGATATTCCTGATCACGGAATTGCACAAAAAATGATGAATACGGGATCAGCACAACTACCAAAACCTAGCTTGGGTAGTTGGTTGACATATGGTTTGGGTACAGTAAACCAAAACATGCCAGCATTTATTTCATTGAATGGTTCTCCAGAATGGAGACAGTGTGCATTTTTACCCGGTATGTTTCAGGGCTGTAATGTTCAGTATAAATCTAACATGAAAGCCGAAGAAATATTATCAAATCTTAGAAGTGAGTTTTCTACATTAGATCGTCAAAGAAGACAGATTGAATTGGCTAAGGCAATGAATTACGAACATCTATCTAAATTACAAAAGGATGCTCAATTAGAAGCAAGAATCGAAGCATTTGAAACAGCATTTAAGATGCAAACAGAAGCTACCGATGCGTTTGATATCTCTAAAGAGAATGAAAAAACTCAAGAACTTTACGGGAAGAATGAGGAAGGAAATAAAATGTTAGTAGCAAGAAGATTGGTTGAAAGGGGTGTTCGATTTGTGCAGGTTCATGTTGGAGGATACGATCATCACATGGATATTAAAACCAATATGGCACGAACTGCTGCTAGATATGATACGGCTTTTTCTGGTCTTTTGACCGATTTAAAACAAAGAGGATTGTTGGATTCCACATTGGTTATATGGGGTGGGGAGTTTGGCCGTACAGTGACAGCAGGAGGAGGTGCTGGAGCACCTGGTAGGGATCATAACGGAAAAGCGTTTTCGGTTTGGATGGCAGGTGGAAATGTAAAAGGTGGTCAGCGTTACGGGGAAACCGACGAGACGGGATCAAAAGCCGTCAAAGATATTACGCACATACATGATCTTCATGCAACTATATTGCGTCTTATGGGTTTTGATCATACCAAGTTGACGTATAATTACAACGGACGAGAGTTTCGTTTGACCGATAATTTTGGGAATGTAATCAAGGAAATCATCTCCTAAAAAACTTGCTTTTCTGATCCAACTGTGATACTATTAAAAGATGTCCCATAAGATATTGTGCATAATTACTGGAAAGGTTACTACGGTTAGTAATGAATATTACGACAAGAAAATTTCAGATTTTGGTTCTGAAGAAAAATTTAATTCATTGTATGTTTCCCGTCAGGCAAAAAGCCTTTTGAAAAGAGGTTATAAAATAAAAGAAATTCGTAATCTACTTAAAGTTGATATAGAAGGATTATTAGAAATAGCCGAATCAAAGATTAAAGAAATACTAAAGGCTAATGATGATGATAATCAAAATTACGAGAATTTTTCTATTAAAAAATCCGATCCAGAAGTAGTGGAGTATATAGAACGTCTCCAAGGATATTTATCAACAAAAACCGATTTAGAAGTGGTGTAAATGAACACAAAGTACACTCTAAATAAGGAAGCATATGATATTCGATGAACAGATTTCGCGTAAACCCAATCACTATCCTTGGACTGATAAATTCATCAAGGCTATGCATGACGGATTTTGGACAGATAAAGAATTTACATTTAGTTCTGATGTACAACAGTTCAAAGTTACACTAAGTGAGAAAGAAAAAGAAATCATTATTCGTACTTTATCGGCTATTGGTCAGATAGAAGTAGCAGTTAAAACTTTTTGGGCTAGGTTAGGCGACAATCTCCCTCATCCTTCTTTACAGGATTTAGGTTATGTAATGGCTAGCGTTGAGGTTATTCATAATAATGCATACGAAAGACTTCTTTCTGTGTTGGGATTAGATGATATTTTTGAACAAAATCTCAAATTAGAATGGATTCAAGGAAGAGTAAAGTATTTGCGTAAGTATACACATAAATTTTATAAAGATAGCAAGAAGCAATATTTGTATGCAATTATACTATTCACTCTATTTGTTGAAAATGTTTCATTATTTTCTCAGTTTTATGTAATCAATTGGTTTGCTCGCTTTAAGAATGTTCTTAAAGATACAGATCAACAGGTAAAGTATACTAGAAATGAAGAAAATCTCCATGCATTAGTAGGGATTAAGATCATTAATACCATGAGAGAAGAATATCCTGAGTTATTTGATCAGGAATTGGAAGAAAGAATTATCAAAGAAGCAGGAGAAGCATTTGCTTCCGAATCACAAATTGTGGATTGGATGGTTAATGGAATCAACGAAGAAGGATTAAGTGCTCCTATCTTAAAAGAATTCATTAAAAATCGTATTAATCAATCATTAGAACAGATTGGATTTCTGCAAGCATTTGAAGTAAATAAAGAACTACTATCTTCCACGATGTGGTTCGAAGAGGAATTGCTTGGTAATAATATGGCAGACTTTTTCCATACTAGACCCACAGAATATTCCAAGAAGAATCAGTCATTTACAGAAGACGATCTATTTTAATTATGAAAAAAGACAGCTATTATTGGTTGAACAAGGAATCTATTAAATTTCTTGAGAGAGGGTATTTATTGGAGGGAGAAGATGCTAAAGAAAGATATGCTAAAATTGCTTTTTCTGCACAATTTCATTTGGCTATAGAAGGTTTTGCAGATAAATTCAATAATTATTTAAGTAGAGGTTTTTATTCATTAAGTTCTCCTATCATTTCTAATTTTGGTAGAGAACGCGGATTACCAATTAGTTGTTTCGGTAGCTATGTCACAGACACAATGGATGGCATCTTAGACAAAGTTTCAGAAGTTGGGATCATGACCAAGATGGGTGGAGGAACATCGGCCTATTTTGGGGCTTTGCGGGGCCGTGGCGCGGCTATTTCTGCTGGTGGTGAGTCCACGGGTTCCGTCCATTTCATGGAATTGTTTGATAAATTGATGAATGTTGTTTCTCAGGGTAATGTTCGAAGGGGTTCTTTTGCTGCATATCTCCCTATTGATCATCCAGACATTGGAGAATTTCTCAAAATACGCTCTGAAGGGAACAACATTCAGGATCTTTCCTTTGGGGTTTGTATCGATGATGCATGGATGAAGTCGATGGTTGATGGTGATAAAGAAAAAAGGAAACTTTGGGGGGATATAATTAAGAAAAAGTTTGAAAGTGGTTATCCATATATTTTCTATACAGATACTGTAAACAATAATGCACCACAAGTGTATAAAGATAAAGGTATGAAGATACATCACACCAATCTTTGTACTGAAATTATGCTTCCTAACAGTGGGGATGAATCATTTGTATGTAATCTTGCATCCATGAATGCAGAAACATATGAAGAATGGAAGGATACTGATGCAGTTAAAACCATGATTTACTTTTTGGATGCGGTTATGACCGAATTCATTAATAAAACTAAAGGTATGCGCTTTATGGAAGCTCCCAGAAAGTTTGCCATGAACCATCGTGCATTGGGTTTAGGACTTTTAGGATGGCATTCCTTGTTGCAATCTAAAAATTTATCCTTTGAATCAATGGAATCAAAGTTTTTGAATGTTGAATTGTGGAAGCATATGAAACAACAATCAGAAGAGGCCAGTAAAGAGCTTGCAGTAAAGTATGGAGAACCCGAACTATTAAAGGGTTATGGTCGTAGGAATACTACATTACTTGCAATTGCTCCTACAACTTCTAGTTCTTTCATTGTTGGTCAGGTATCCCCTAGTATCGAACCACTTAGAGATAATTATTTCGTTAAAGATTTGGCTAAGATTCGTTCTTCTTATAAAAATCCTTATTTGAAAGAAGTATTGAAGAAGTACGATAAAGATGACGACGAAACATGGAAGAGTATCTTAACCAAAGCTGGTAGTGTTCAACATTTAGATTTCTTAACAGAACAAGAAAAGAGTGTATTTAAAACTTTTGGTGAGATTTCACAGAAGGAAGTTGTTATACAAGCTGCTCAAAGACAAAAGTATATCGACCAAGGTCAAAGTTTAAACATATTGATTCCTCCAAATACAAAGCCAAAGGAAGTAAGTGAACTTATGATCTTTGCATGGGAACAAGGAATCAAGAGTTTATATTACCAACGTAATGCAAATCCTGCACAGGAGTTAGCTCGTTCGATACTTACTTGTGCATCATGTGAAGCATAATAATGAAAACCAATTATAAGGTTGAAATTCATGTAATAAACCCAAACACAGAGGATGTGTGTGTGGGTGAGATTGATAGTAAAATGATTACCGATAATCTAAATTTACACGGAATAAATATCTTACAAATTACATACAATAATTTGGTTAACCATTTGGAAACACAAAAAATGAATGATATGGTTCCTCTAATTAAGATACCCGGTCTATCAACTCCCCCAGAATTATGATACATACTCATAAATTAAATCGACTTAGTCCAGATGAAATGACTGTTTTGCTGTATTGTGTAAACGATGGAGACAATGCACAAGATTTAGAAAATCTACCGATAGATAGACAACATTTATCTTGGATTAAACCTGAATATGCATCCAAAATGCTTAATCAGTATACTCAAAAATTAAAAGATGAAAAAAAGATAAAGCAAGTGCGGGCTATAGCAGATAAAATTACAAATCCATGAAAGAGTTTTGGAAAATCTGGTGCCGTACGATGGGTAACAAAATATCCGAATATGATGAAATTTCGGATATAGCAGCAGTGATAAGAACATTTTGGTGGATTATTCATATAATAACATGTTTTTTTATTATTGCTGGTGTGATTAGACACTGGTAATTCGTAAAAAAATAATTTACAGAGGGATTTAGATTTAATTCTAAATCCCTTTTATATTAAATAATATATATGGATTTTAAGTTACTAGGAAAGATGTCCTTATATGTTTTTGTAAGCACAATTATATCGTTTGTATCTTTGCTAGATACACTGGATGCACATTATTTTGATCAAGTATCCAATTTAGATTGGATTAAGATATTTTTTAAATCACTAGCACCTGGTTTAATTTCTCTAAAAGCATTTTTAGATACTTCTATGAATGACAATAAACCAAACATACAATTATCTGATAAGTAATAAATATGAAAAATTTATTACAGGATGTGGATCACTTATATTATGCGCTGGCAATAATGGGTGTATTATATACTGTTTTTAAATTTATATCTAAAGGAGTTTCAAATTCCGATTGGTATAATCTTATTAGATTAATTAAAGAAACTCCAGAAAATATAGTACAGATAAAAAAAGGTCAAACTGAAATATTTAAAGAAATAAAGTTACAAGGAAAACTCGTAAATTCCATATTGGATACACTAGAATTAGCTCAACTAGTTTGTGATGCTAGAGGAGAATGCATAAAAGTTAATAGTAAATGGATTTCTGTTACTGGTTTATCTCAAGATGAAGCACACGGAAATAATTGGTTAATATCGATTCACCCCGAAGATAGACAAAGTGTACAAAAAAAATGGCATAACATGATCGCATATAATACACCATTTGAAGAAACATTTAGATACCAACATCGTATAACGGAATCTATAACTAAAGTTAAATGTACAGCAATTGATGTTGAAGACGAAGATGGTAACAGGGTCTATATACTCGGACTTTCTCGTGTTTTAGAGTAAATAATAATATGAAAAAATATTGGGGGTCGGAGGAAGATTACGAAGATGAACAGTCTAAAGAATTACCATCAGCACAGCCAACATCAGATTTATTATTACCTTCTGGTTCTATAAAAGTATTGGATAATACAATACATTTTTATGCAGAAATATCAGGTTCTACTTGTAGTGAATTGAATAGATTGCTTAGGGAACTAGAAATACGAATGCAACATGCCAAGATTACCATGTGTGATCCTGATTTTGATCCCACAATTCATCTAAGAATTCATAGTTATGGTGGTGATGTGTTAGCAGGATTAGCTACAGTAGACACTATAAGAAGTATGAAAACTAAAGTTTATACTTATGTCGAAGGCGCAGCAGCAAGCGCAGCAACATTAATTAGTATTGCTGGTAAAAAAAGATCTATAGGGAAAAATAGTTTTATGTTAATTCATCAACTAAGTGCTGTTTGTGCAGGTACTTTTGAAAGATTAGAAGACGAACAAGAGAACAATAGAAGAATGATGAATACTATTAAATCTCTTTATAAAGAGTATACTAAAATTCCTATGAAGGAATTGGATAATATTTTAAAAAGAGACATTTGGTTTGATTCTGCAACATGTTTGAAGTACGGTTTAGTTGATGCTATTGTGTAATTTAAACTTGATATTTTATATAAAATGTGGTAATATGGTGGGATGATTTCTGCTAAAATTATTGCCGATTCCGTTTGTAATTTGATCGATGGCAAGCGTATAACATCATTTATTCTGGAGTATCCTAGATTTATTCATGCGGAATTAATGACTCACAGAATGTTCAGTAGAAATGCAGCATCTTCTAGAGCTATTCCTATCAATAAGTTTGTAGAAGATGTGTTGTCTAATCCCGCAATGCCGATGCATTGGGGTGCAAAGCAAAAGGGAATGCAAGCGGACAATGAGGTTGATGACGAAACAAAGGTAAAAGCGATGCAGATTTGGCACGAAGCTAAAGAGGATGCGGTCAAACATGCTAAAAGATTAGATGAATTGGGTTTGCATAAACAAGTTGCAAACAGAATTATGGAGCCGTACTTCCATATTACAACTTTGGTTACTGCTACTGAATTTAAAAACTTTTTTAAGCTTAGGGCACACAAAGCAGCACAACCAGAAATTAGAGAATTAGCATATAAAATGTTGGAGTTATACGAAATTAACGAACCCGAAGAAAAGAATTTTGGTGAGTGGCATATACCTTTTGGTGACCAGTATCTTACTGGTTTATCAATTCAACAAAAATTAAAAATTTCCACCGCAAGAGCTGCAAGAGTTTCATATAAGAATTTTGAAGGAGAAATTAATTTAGAAAAAGATTATCAATTACACGATCTACTTTTGGCTGAAGGTCATTTCAGCCCATTTGAACATTCTGCTATTTGTGAAGTTGGTGTACATGACAATTTTGATTGTTGGAAATCGTATAGAAATTTAGTAAAAAGAAATTTAAACGAAGAACAATGGAACAAAATAGAACAAGAATCTGTTTAGATTTTTATACTCAGTATGAACCAGCAATGATTGAGAGGTATAATAATTCATCCCCACTTCTTCAATATGAATTCGATGTGGAGCTTGGATTAAAATGTATCAATGATTATGAATTACGTGATACCGATATTTTAGAATTTGAAATTATCGATCCAAAGCTTTTCATGTTAGCACAAATAAAATATGGCTTTTAATAAAATAAAAAATGAAGATTTTGAAAAAATATTATCAATTTTAAAACGATGCGATAAAAATCAAATAGAGATTCTATCTAAACATTTAGATTTAAAACCATTTTCGCATCCATTAGAAAAACTAATAAATGTAAAAGCAGAAATTCTTTTAGATTCATTATTAAGATCTTCATATATAACTTTAAATGGTATAAGAGGTATTATAGCAGAATCTACGTTCAATGATATTTTAGTCAAAAATTCTAAAAGGTGGAAAGATATACCAGCAGGTGCTCAGAATCCTTACGATTTTATACTAGAAGATAATGCAGGTCAAGTTCGAATACAAATAAAACTCCAAAGAAAAGTAGAAAATTTACCTTGGATACGAAAAGATGGATGTGCTGTAGTTGAAACAGAAAGAACTAGATCGGGCAAAACAAAAGATGGGGAAAGTTCCAGACCATATCGATACGGAGAATTTGATTTATTGGGAGTTTGTATGGAACCATCTCATGGTGTATGGGAATCGTTTTTGTTTATACCACAAAAATATTTAGATCCTCATAAAGATGATATCAGATATCTAAACAAACTACAATCTGTTCCGTTAAGTCCTAAAAATAATTGGACTGATAATTTGGATGAAGCTGTAGAATTATTTCGAAAAGATCCATCCAAAATTTTTATTGCCCCAAATAGACCAAAACAATTCGAATTTGCGTTCTAAACACCCGGTGTCTTATATCCATGCTGAATTTTGCCCGCTGTACCTATACTACCAGAATTCAACCCAGCAGCCTTTGCTCTCATCTGTTCGTTGCCTGTGGTGAAACTTAAAGGTATATTATTGAATGGGTGTTCGTGGGGGTATACAAATACGGAATAAGTTGGATTTGCTTTTGATCCTCCATTTCCTGCGGTTGATGCCAAATTTGTTCCTCCTTCTGATAGTGTTAATACTGGAACTTTTTCTGGTAAACTCCAAGGGAGTTTAACCAAATATGCGTTACCTACGACATACAAAAAATCATATAATTTTTTAACATAACTTAAATCAGCATATGCTATAACACTAGTTCCTCCCGCACCTTTCTCAGATCCTGTTGGTCCAGAACCTGTCATAAACTGACCAAAACTTCCCATACCTCCACCTGTATATTGAACTTCTGCTGGACATGTGACATGGTGTAGATACACTTCACCATCTATGAATGCACATCCATTTATTATAGCATTTTTAGATACTCCTAAATTTGAATTTACCACAACTTGATTTGGGCACTCCAAATTCATTGAATCAGATTTTAAAGAAATATTAGATCCTGCTCTGATATTAACATTATTAGAAGATGAGACATTCATCTCTTGTGCTGCTGCAATTACAGATCTAGCACCCGCAGTAACATTCATGTTACCACCAGTGGACATACTTAGCCCACCATTACCAACAGTTAAGTCATATTTGTTAGTGACGTTTACGGAATATGTCCCACAAGGAAAACGAGAATTTTCTACAGTCTCTATATAAGGAACTGTTTCGTTTTTGACGAAAGAACCCTTTCCTTCAATTGTTACTGCTTTGGGTCTAAACTCTCCAGAAGTATCAACTCTGTGTGCCGCAAAACTATTGACTACTGATCCGATAGTTTCGTGTCTATCTTTTTCGTAGGAAATAATTTGGTTACCCCCAGCTTTAATAGATTGCTCGATTGGTATCAAATCCTCTGCTACCTTCTTGAGAATATCACCTTGGTTGCCTTTATCAACCTTTTGTGTGTTTTTTACTGCTGGCATATTTATATTTATCAGTAATTATGAAGCTGCAACTCCTAATTCGGTATGTTGTACTTTTTTTGCATATGATGTTGGATTCATACCTTTTAACCAGCTAGGCCAACTTTTAACTAAAGTTAATTTAGTTGGATGACTAAAATTATTATTTGGTCCACCCTTAGAAGCTCCATCTTTTGATGGATCTTCTATTGTTCTTTCCTTTTGCGAAAATTGTGCAGCATGAGCAAAAGCTGGTTTTGCAGTATTTACCCAATCATCATAATAAGTTTTATTATCAGGATCACCATAAGTAACGTAATGATCTCCTCTATATGATTCGTGATTATCACCTAATACTGTTAACCCTCTATCGCCTTTTACTGTATGATGTTCTTCTTGATTCACGACAATAACTTTATTTTCAACAGCAACTTCGACAGTTACATGATTTCCTATTTCGTAGTGTGATCCGCTATAATGTGATAACTTTATTTTCTCGAAATCATCAGTTTCTATAAACTCTAACGATCCAGCTTTAGAGTTAAATGTTGTTTGACCAGAGAAAAAATAAGGTTCACCATCAGGCATTGATTCGGCTCCAGCAGGATAATGTAAACTAGGATTACTACCTTGTGGATTTGTTACGCTATTCCAATCTTGTTTATCAAAAACATAACCCATATAAACAGGTCTGTCCAGACTCCCATTTTCAAAAAATACCCAAACATGTGCTCCGACACGAGGAACCGAAAACATTCCCTTTGCAGCATTGTTTATTGGGGTTGGTGCTATAGATTCATTATAAACATCACACATTCCAGTTTTATACCCTTCACCAAATCCACCTGGTGTTGCATTTGTTGATAATGCTGCTTTAGGTGAAACGGATTCACCAGATGGTGTGATACTTTGTTCTCCTAATGGTTCTCTTAATACTCCCCTGTGACCCTCCCCAACGGTAGCCACACTATTCTTTGCATCATAAACTCCAGCAGAACCACCACCAATTAATGGTGATGCTTGTTCTGCCCACATTAAAACTTCATTGAATTTTTTTGTATTTTCTTTATTATAAAATGAACATATGTTATCACCACCCAAAAATCTGGCTTGGTGAACATCTGGTGGAAGTCCAGATTCTCTAGCTAAATGAGCAGTAAATTCTGGTATAGTAATTTTTACTCTACCTCTTCTTTCTGGGTCATTGTTTTGTGTTACAATACCCCTAAAGAATCCATAATGTTTTTCGTCTAAAGGATTTGCCATATTATGTTAAAAATTTAGTTTGCATATTTGCTTTTTCAAGAAATTTGGTATTTCTATTTACAAAGTTATCTATCGTACCATTTGCTTTAAATGCTTCTTTCGAGACTTCGTTTGCAATTCTTCCGACATGTTTATCAACCTCCATAGTAATTTTGTTTGTTATTTTATTCATTGCTGACTGAGCTAAACAATTTGTCATCTGAGCAGCAAAGGATGCACAACTTTGCCTACTCTGAAAGTATATGTTTAAGTTTGTAGACTTTTCTGTTAAACCTTGTATTTCTACTAATATGCCTGTTAATTCATTTATAATGGATGTTATTTTCATCAATGGAGATAACACCGATCCAATAATTTGATTGACTCTTGCATTGATTATACCAGTAACAGATGCAGTAATGGAAGCCATTAACCCAGCGGCCATACCAGCAATTTGTTGAAGTAACGCCGCAGGATTCATTGCAAATCCAAATATTGTATCTTTTAAACACAATAAGCCGTTAGATGCTGACATTATCCCGTCAACTGTTTTATTAACTGAACTTAGAATTTTAGAACTGCCTGATACATTAAGTGAAAATCCCATAAAAATATTTATAGCTAAAAACAAAAAACCCCACTATTTCTAGTGGGGTTTTTAAAGAACTTATATACTAGATTTCGACTGCAAAGTGTCTTCTTTCTTCTGGTCCTCTATCATCAAAAGTGATAGCAGCAGTTAAAGACTGAACTGGGCTTGCAGTTAGAACCGTAAACTTTAATGTTGAATTATCTGTAAAATATAATGCAAAAGTTTGATTATTATATTTTGGATCTACTTTCATAGCAAATCCGTTTGCACCAGTAATAACAGTCAATGTAGTTGTTGCTGTTGAAGTACCAGAAACACCATTAAACAATATACCAGCTACTGATTTTGTGGTGGGATTGGTATATCTAACAGCAGAAAGACCTGTCAATAAAACAACAGAATTATCATAAGCAGATAAACTAACTCCTAGTTTTTGTGGGTATTCCAAGGTTGGGTCAGTTACATAATAATCGAAATTTGCCATAATATTATTTACTCTTTTCTTGTCTATTTAATTGTCTTTTTTTTAAATTTTGTACTAATGTAAAAAGTTTTTGTTTAAATTGTTTCCAATATCTATTTGATTTTTTGATATTTACAGAAGAATTATCAGGAGAATATGCTATAACTCTAAGAAAATCAACTTTCAATAAAAACATTTCTCGCAAATAACTCATATGTATCTCTTGCTCTTCGTCTGGTAAATGCATTAGATACCTTATATAAAACGCATTAAAGAATTTATTTGTTTTTGATTTTGGAAATTTTAAAACGGAGTCTAGTATGTATAAAACTTTTGATTTATCTACATCCTTTCTTTCATAAAATCTAGTTATTATATAACCTAATTGTGATGCATTAGCTTCGAATTCTGCTGGTTCTGTATAATATATAAACCATTCTTCTGGTGTTAATTGTTCTCCTCCTGTTATTTTTGTTGTAACTCCATAATATCCAGCAGATGCTTTTTTGTATTGTTGTATGGCATGTATTATTTCATGAGCCAAAATGGATAAAATTGTTTCTAAATTTTCAAACACAGTATCAAATGCTATTACAACATGTTCATAATTATGTTCATCTTCTTCTATATAAGATCCTCCACTACCAGTTTCTTTAATAAAAACTGGTATTTCTTTATTAAGCTGTTTACCTAAATGTATGTATCCTATATGGAGTGATTTATGTTTGGTTCTGTTTATCATCTTTTTAACATTTTTCTTTGTTTCGTCTAATGTTAAATTTGATAATTTGCCTCTTCTTGATATATTATTATTAATAAATGAAGTAATCAATTTTTTTAATTGATTTTTAATATCATATGTTAATGGGGTGAATCTAGATTCGCTAATTAGCATAAATATATTTATGAACTTCGAACAACTAATCGATATGCTTTTGATAATGGAAGAAAAATGCACCAAAGTTACACAAAAAGCTCATTCCTCAAGGAAAGGAAAAAAGTGGATGAAGTGTGCAAAACAATCAGACGGAAGCATTAAGCGTATACACTGGGGTCAAGCAGGAGTAAGAGTTACTGGGAAATCTGGTAATACAAAACGTAAAAAATCGTTTAAAGCTAGACATGGGTGTTCACACGCAAAAGCTGGTACTCCAAAAGCACAAGCATGTAAAGATTGGGCGTAATATTATATTATAGCTCTTGCTCTTTTAATTGATTCTAATTTTAATTTTGCATCGGCTTCGACATTAGGGTTAAATGATTTCCAATCACCAAAATGACCAATCTTCAAGTGACAACCAGCATCACCTTTTTCTTCGCATAATGTAATTAGATTGCTTTGTTCTAGTTCCAATTCTGGATGTAAATGAAATGGTTGTTTGTGGTGTACTTGTAAATTCTTAGTATTACCACAAGCAACACAAGCTGGTTCCAGCTTTAAATGATTCTTTCTAGTAGTTTCCCAATGAGGTGATCTTAATGATAACGGTTTACCTTGTATCTTTTCTTTAATAGCGTTTAAAAGTCTTGTCATATTATTATTTAACATAATCTATTCTTTCTATTAATTTTAGTATACATCCAGTTTCAAAATTATGTTTAGTCATATTGGTTCTTCTTTTAATTTTAATTGTTTCTGATTTATTCAATTTTGTAAAAACGCTTCCTTCCATTTGCATTTCATTCACAAAATTAGAATAATTATGGATGAATTCTTTGATATCCCCATTTGGGTAGATTACATTATATCTAAGTTTATAATGACCATACTCTTTTAATCTTTTAACAGAAGCTTTCTGCGCTTCTGTTAAACCATAAGTTTTTATATAATTCTTTAATCTTATAGAAGTTTTTTTTGAATTTTCTTGATGTTTTTTTCTATAGTTTTCGTCGTTTTTATATTTTTGTTTAAGCTTTAAAGAACATTTAACTCTTCCTTGTATTTGTGAATTGCTATGCCCGTTTTTATATTGTTTTAATTTTCCTATTGATATTCTTTTAGAAACTTCCTTTCTATAATCTTGGTTACAATAGTGTAATAGATTTCCCCCAGTACCTCCAATATGGATATTATAGCAATTACTACCGTATTTATATTTTAGTTTTTGTATTAGCTTTTTTTCTAATTTATCTAATTTTTCTTTTGAATCTATTTTTAGTTTCAACCATCTTCTTGAGAAATTCTCTTTTCCATATTTTTTAACAGCTTTTAAAAAAATAGTTGGTCCAGATCCGATATAATTATCTGTTTTATATCCAATGTGTTGACCTCCATAAACTTTTCCATTTAGATTATTAATGGTTATATATAATAAAAATTCTTTATTCATTATTATTATTTATTATCGAGAACAGGAAATCAATCAGGTTATATAATTTAAACAAAAAAGAACCACAGATTTCTCTGTGGTTCTTTACAACTGTTTTTATTTTTAGTTTAAAACTAAAAATATGTAGCTTGGTTCCCGGGAGTAAATGCCACGCCAAGATCCTTGAGGATGATGGTGTGATAATATAGGCTTGCGCCAAAGATATTATCAACAACGCCATAACGGGTCAATAGGCCAACGCGAGGTGCGAAGTCATTTGGTCCAATGGTACGTTGAATCATCACAGGGATGTATGGGCAGTAGATAATGCCAGAATCATAGAACTCAGTTCCTTTGTAGCCTAATAGTGCATATTCAATTCCAGTGGAAGTTCCATTGGAATAGCCATTATCACCATAGACGCCAACATTTTGAGACTCTGTTCTTGTGTCGCGATAGATCTGGAATCTTCCTCCGAGGGAGCCAACTTTAGCAACGCCAGTCTGCTGGGTGGATACGTTACCTTGAACGGTTACCCATTGGAACTCAGGCAACATTTCAAAAATAGCGCACACGCGAGGTGTAGCTACGATGAAGTTTGCTGGTCCACGGCGATTGCGAATAGCAATGCGGTTTGCTTCGATGATTACTCTCTGGTAGAAGTCACGATTACGCTCAACAAGCCAACGGCCATCGGCAGTAGCAGGACGCCAGACAGAATATCCCTTACCAAGACCACCGTTTAAGGAGGTTTGGATCATACGGATAATCATTTCGCGGTCGATTTCGGCTTGGATCTCATATGCCATAGCATTTGTGATCTCAGCATCGATGTCGATACCGTTCATGTTCTTTAAGTCCTGTTCTAATTCGACAGACCATTTTGCACCTAATCTACGAGTACCAGCTTCAACTGCGGTTTTTTCAAAGCTAACTTCAACAGTAGGGATATTTGCATTGATTTCGAAATTCTTTAGAATTTCGGCAACGCCTCTATCCTGATCTGCGAAAGCCCATTCAGCATTACCTGAGAGAGCAGCATTTGAGGAACCAGTGAAACGAGAATCGAGATGTTGGAATCCTAATTCGTTGTCACCACCAGGAGACTTGTTATAAGGAGAAGCAGCAGATCCTGCGTAATTGACTGTAGAAGTCTGGGTTCTATACGGAGCACCAGAGCCACTAGCAGAATTACCGGGGGCGGGTGCCCAAGTACCAACAGTAGTACCACTTAAGGTAGTAGCTTGTGAGGTATCTTGGTAAGAACCACCGAGGGTGTCTTTGCTGTACTTATAACGAAGTGCGAATGCCAATCCAACAGGACCAGACATAGGCTGAACGCCAACGATTTCGTTGGTGATCAATTCGGGGAATGTACGACGAATCATGGGAATCAAAATCTTAGGAAGACGATGATCTCCAGAAGCATAAAAATCAGAACCACCGGGGAATGCTCCACCAGTTGCTCCATTATTACCACTTCCGAAAACTCCACCTGTTCCACCAGCTACATTTGCCTCACGGAGACAGTATGCTTCTTGGTTCTCAAGTAGCATTGCAGTGTTTAAACGGGTATGTTCATCTTCGATAGGACCAACACTCTTAGAGGTATAATCGAGCACGGGTGCCCATTTTTCCAATAGAGTCTTAGCGCGATCTTGATCGATATACGATTGTGCGGGTTTAATTTGTTTCATAATTTGTATTTTTCTTTCTTTTGTTTTTTCGACCTCAAGCACTAACTCAGTGCAGGAACTCAAGTAATATCTACTTCTACCAAATTTTTATAAGTAAATATATTAGTATTTACCTAATTCGTTCATATAATTTTGAACGTGTGCAAAATTTTCTTCTTTTTGTTGAACAGTATCTTGTGCGTCTTCTTCCAACACAATACGATCTTGTTTTACTTTCCTATGTTCATAGGCTTCACCCTTTAAAGTTTTGATTCTTTCTTCTTCCTTCTTATCAAACAAAGAAAGGGTATAATCAATGTTTTCTACGATAAACTTAGGAGATTTACCTTCAAATACTCTTTGTGCATACTCTTTTTTCTTGGGAGGTAGAACAGAAATTTTTTGTTCTAAAACTAAATCAGCTTTTGCTTTTGCTAAAGATTCTTTAAGATCTTTAACTTCTGATTCTAATTTTGTGGAAGATTGTTTGAATGAATCAATTTGAGTTTTACCATCAAGTAAAGCGTCTTTTAATGATTCGTTCATCAAAGCAGAGTTAATAGCCAATGATTCGCGAAGATTGTTTAAGATAGTACGAGCCTTTTGGTTTTTGACCGCTTCTTCAATTGATTTCTTAGGGATTTTGGATTCAATAAACAAATCCATATAATGAGAAATTCTTTCTACTAAATCTTCTTTAAACTGAGATGCTTGCTCGTTTACAATGTTTTGGTACTTTTTAATTACCATTTGTAATTTTGCGGTGTTATTAGCATCCATTGCTTCAACAACTCTTTCCAACTTTTTGCTATGATCTTGATCAATGGCTTCCAACAATTGTTCAGCCTTATCAGTATATTCGGAGTCTTGTTCTGTTAAAGCTTTTTCAACGTGAATTTTAACTCTTTCGTTTACTGCTGTATCAAAAGCTTCTTGTATTTGATCGAGAGTCTGATCGGTTAGAATTCCTTGGGTTGCTTCTTTTAAAAGATTTGAAATTTCCTTTGCCATAATATTAGTTATTCTTTTTATAATTATTTACTTGATTTCTTCCCTTGTTTTTTAACAAATTTTGGATTTTTATCATCAGATTTTGGAAATAAATCTTTTTTTGCTGCCTCTGCAATAGTTTTTTTGATTTTATTTTGAATTACAACTTCAAGTAATGTATGTGCTTTTTTATAATTTTCACAAATCATTAAATCAACAAACTTTAAAAGATTTTCGTCAAGTTTCTTTTTGCCCTTCTTTTCAACCTTTTTCTCGTCTTTCTGTTCGTCCTTTTGTTGACCCTTCTTTTTGAATGGGACAAAACCTTTTGGAAGTTTTTTCTTTTTGTCTTTAGCCATATTTTTATTTAGTTAAATTTGATCTTATTTAAGAAATCCAATATAGATTCTTTTAAATATTGTTCTACTTCTCTTTTAGGAAGACTACTAATTTTGTTTTCAAAGTCAGCATATAATTCTTCAAATTGACCAGACTCTGCTAAAACCCATTGTTTAGATTCTAAAATACCATTTACAAATGCTTTAGGGAATGATGGGTCTGCTACACAGTCTACAGAAATTAAACGCAATTCCTTTACGATGTTTTTACCACCAGCAGCTTCTTCGAGTTGTCCTAGTGCTCTAGAACTCATACCCACCTTTACACCATCTTGAATTAATGCGCGAACTATGTGTCCACATGGAGTAGTTAATACTTTACTTTTACCATGAAATACATTACCTTCTTGGTATAAATCTGTAACCAAATGACAAGCTTTATCTAAACTTACTTCAGCAGTACTTTCGTGATTGAGTGTACCCATTGATCTACCAGTATTAATCATTTCGCTCTTGTATCGATTAACTTCTTTAACCATTTCATCCAATTTATATAAACGATTGTTTCTGTTAAAACTTTCAGCCATCATATATGGACCTTTAATAAAAAGTGTAGATGGGCTTTTTCTATCTTTTTCTTCAAAGATATACTCAAATTGTTCTTCTGGAGCTGGTTTTTCTACAATTAAACGTAGTGACATAAAACTATTTAGATTATTTATTCATTTTTTTAAGAGCAATTAAGTTAAAAAATAATATTTTCCTAAATAATGTTATGAGTAATGATTCAAATTTAATATTTGAAAGGTATATGGAATCTATTGATGAGGCATTTATGCCTTGGAAAAATGGCAGAAAAGCTGCTGCTGGTTTAGGTAAAAAAACTTTAGTAAGACACGATACACAAATTCGTGCAAGAAACGACATAAGAGAACAAAACATAAAGATTGCAATTGAAAATGATTCTACTCTTAATATTTTGGATGCTCTCTCTGAAAGATTCTACAAAGGCAATGTCAAAAAGGTAAAAACATTAATGGCTGAATATACGGGAGTTGGTAACCCTGAAGTAAAAACAATGTTCAATCCACTAGAATATGGTCTAGAACCATACACTATACCATTACACGATATTCCAAATAGAATATTAGCAGTTCAAGCTAGACATCCACAAATCACAGGACATACTATAGGTCAAAATTTACAAAGAAATTTATTAAAAAATTATTATGAATTGTTGTGTGATGTTTATCGATCAAAAGGTGGAAATCCAGATGACGTAAATGAATTGGAATTGGTTTTATCTTTCCCAACTAGGATACATCACGAATTTAAAAAATGGGGAGATGAACATCGTGATGTATTAAGACCACAAATATTTGGTGGAGAATCTGAAGCAGATAGAAATAATCAATTTGTTCACATTACTAATGTTCGTGAATTACAAGGAAGAAATTGGGAAAGATTAAGTAAAGCAGAAAAGATAGGCAATCTTTTATTTTGGGGTGATCCTAGGACTCCAGAATCTGAATATGATACCACTTACAAACCCGAATCAGCAAAAACTCCAGAAAATTTAGCAGGAAGAACTTTAGAAAATCCTGATAGAAAACAACTAACCAAAAAAACAAAAGCATGGCCCAAAGCTAAACCATCACCAGAAGAAAAAGAAAAGAAAAAGAACGAAACATTAGTCCCTGCATTTGGTTCCACCGAAACCAAACAAGAAGAACCAAAACCAGCTAAGAAAAAGAAACCAACAAAAAAACCAACAAAAGTTAAAGAATCATATCAACCATTTATAAGAGTTATTCCTTTCTAAATAAATCTTTTTCGGTTATAATTATAAACTCAGCACCTTTGGAAGCCGCGAATTTTTTCGCGGCTTCCCATTTTGCACTATTAACAGCCCATTGAGTTGTTTCGTATATTATAGTTTGCTTTTTCTTTTTCTTTGTGATGGTTGGTGGTTGTGTTTGTTTGAATGGTTTAATCTCTATCAAATATTTTTTAATCTTATTTCCTTCTTTAATCACAACATAATTATCCACATAATATCGATGCATACGATTATCTACTGGACTTTTATATGGGACTATAATGTTTTCCGATCCCCATTCTAAAACATTGGGATTACTATCAGCCCACAAGAAAAATGTACGTTCAAAAGAAGAACGAAATATTGCAAACTTCCCTATGAATTTTTGGGGATTTTTTGGTTGAAACACACCCTGTTTATATCTTTCATCTTTTTTAAAAATTGGTGGCATATTATTTTTTGAATATACTTAGTAATCCTTTACTAGCACCTGATGGAATAAAATACATTGCTGCTGCTACCAATGCTAATATTACTGCACATATTGTATAAAATTTTCTATTTCTAGCAGCCTGATCTTTTTTTAATGCTTCGAATTCTATATTGGAAGTTACCAATTTACCAACTTCTTCTGCATCTTTTCTCTTTAAATCTGCAATAGAATTCTTCTGTTTCTCGTCTTCCAAAATAACTTTTTCAACTGCTTTATCTAATTCTTCTCCATTTAAATTTTTTAATTCTTTTCCATCATCAATATCAACACCTAATAGTGATTGTGATTTCTCTAAAAGATCTTTAACTCTTTTAATATCAATAGTTCCAGAATTTACCTGTAACATTTGTGTGGCTTTTACTAAAAAATCTTTAGCATCATCGGTTAATTTATCTTGTTTTTGTTCTATCTGTTGTTGATATATTGTGTGTTGTACTGCCGTAGTAGCACAACCAGAAAACAACAAACATATCGTCAATATAATAGAATGTATATATTTCATTTAATTATTTAACATAATTAAACTTAACTATAGAATTATTCGGAAATGTATGTCCTAATTATTTAGTCTACTATTAATGGATCTCCATCACCTAACCTACAAAAAATATACAAGGGTCGCTATCGCCCAGGGCAGCAGCATTGGTATATAACTGCTCTTCTAGTTTATTTTTTTCTTCAATTCCTTGGCTCATGATTTCTGTAGTAAATACCTGACCCCCAAATAAATTTACTTGACTGAATTTACTTCTAGTATGTCCAACCATTATTTTTGTTAAAGCTAATGCATATTGATAAACCCAAATTTCTTTTATTAAATCTCTTATTGGCTTTTCTATATAACAATTAATAACTCCATAAAATCTAACCGAATCGTTTGGTTCTGGATAAATTTTCATATATTGAGTTCTGTCATTAAATTCATAAGATCTTTTAGTTGCCAATACTTTTTCTCTAGTTTCTAACCAGTTTTTAACACTATACCAACTTATTAAATCAAATCCATAATTACCCATTGCATAACTAAAATATGTTTGTTGTGCTAATGTTTGTTCTATAGTAAATAATGTATTAATTCCAGTCGTGGAACCTTCTTCGAAGTCAGTAACCGCAATTACTTTTCTGTAATCCATCATGTCATAGTCAAACATATTATTGTATATAACAGTTTCTTGACCAGTTTTTTCTCCCATTGTTGTTAATTCTTGCTTATAAGATGAAACAAAATATGATGATATTGGTATTACATGTAATACTGGATCAGCAGCAAATGCTGTTACCATTTGATTATATAAAGAATAGTTTAATATAACATTCTTTTCCAAGCCATCTGTATATTTTGCTGATAATTCTGAATTTAATGCAAAAAATGCTTTATTTAAAGATGATAAAGAAATATAAAATGTATCAGTATTCTGTAAATATGGCGCAGTATCTACTGATAAAGTTTTATGCGTTACTGCTGATCTAGACATGTCAGATTTTGCTAATGTATACAAATGATCTAATCGTATACCTCTACCTCTTTCATATAAAGCCGAATTTATAATCAAATATTCTTTGGTATAACCAGCATATTTCGAAAACATTTCACATGCCATCGAAATTGCTTCGAATATTTGATCCTGATGGATCTCTACAGAAATCAATGGTGCTCCGATAGATCTGACTATACGATCAGCCAGTCTTTGGAAACTATCAATTTTACTATTTAAATTAGTGCTTTGAAATGCAGATATCGGTGTTATTAGACATTGGCTCATAAATATATTAATGAAGAAACATTTTTTGATGATAAAAACTCATAATATAACTAAATTGAAATATCTTTGTTATCATTTTGGTGATAATGCATCTTGTTATATTTATCCGGGTTCTGGTAAATATTGGAAACTACATATTAAAAAACATGGTAAAAATATTTCCACCGAAATATTAGGAGAATATTCATCATTAGAAGATGCTAACATAAATGGATTATTTTATTCAAAATTATATAATGTTGTCGAATCAAAAGATTTCGCAAATATTATAGTTGAAGATGCTAGTCATAATTTTAATCATCTTACCAAAGAACAAAGAAAAAAATCATTAGAAAATCGAGAAAAAAGAAGAAAAGAAAAAGGATTTACTGAATCCGAAATTTTAAACCACAAAAGATTTAAAAGTCTTAAATGGAGACTAACAGAAAATAGAGAAACCCATTATAAAAATAGAACAAATCGTTTAAGTAATAAACAATTTACTGAATCAGAATTGGCTGGATATAAAAGAATGAGCAAAAAACAAAAAGGTATATCATCTGCTATAAGATATAATATTGCAGGTTACACCAATCCAACTAAAGGTAAATCATTTAAAGAGACTATAGGACCAGATTATATACATCCCAAAAGAAAACAATGGCATTTAATAGTAAATGGAGAATCTAAATTTGTTATAGATAGTACTAAAGAATTACGAAAAATTATATCGGATTCTATAATAAAACAAATTAAAAATAATAATTTTTATGAAGTAATTAGATATAATAACACAAAACATCAATTCAAAACTGGAGATATTTTAGAATTGAAATATATCGGATATTCTGGCGATTAAATTTAAATTTATTCTGGTGCTGCTTCTGGTGCTGGAGGTGGAGTTCCTGCTCCAGCTTCAGGCGGTGGTGTTCCACCAGCTTCTGGTCCTACTGCTGCTGGTCCACCAGCAAACGCAGGAGGCATTCCTCCTCCACCACCTCCTCCACCACCACCAGCTTCAGGGGGAGGACCACCAGCTTCAGCTCCTGCTCCACCAGCTTCAGCTTGAGCGGCCAAGGCTTCTTTCCACTTAGGTCCAAGAGTTTCTATTTGGGTCAATTCCCATTTTAGTTCTTTATCTTTTCTTAAGAATTCTCTGTTAGCTTTAATATCAACATCAGTCCAACCCAAATATCTTTTTTGTGCAAAAGTTTGCGATACCGATTCATTTGATGCTAGATTTCCAAAATTTGCAACCTTTAATTCTAATTTTTGACTTTCACGAAGTTCATAGAAATTCGTTGGAACATTAAATTCCATTTGAATTGATTCTTCATTTAAATCAAATTCTTTCCATAATCCTTTTAATTGTAAATGAGTTATGAAACTGGATTTTATACCATTAGCAAACAATTGTTGTTGGCGAATAATGAAACGTGCAAACTTTAATTCTTCTCGAAGCATATCTGCTCCATCACGGAATGCATCTTGTGGATCTAAACGAGTAGTAGGAACTTTTAAAGATTGATATAATTTCTTGACGAAATACATCAAATCAGTTAATTCACCAAGATTTGCAGCACCTGCTAATTGATCTACGGTTGTACCTTCAGAACCTGCACGTTTTGCAAACCAAAAGTTATCAAGAATAGATTGTGGATTAAACTTTTGTACGATTCCTCCCTTATCTGGATCGTATGTTTTAGATGACCAATACGAAGAAATTAATTTACGAAGATATGCTTCTGCTTTTGGTGCTGGCATATTACCAACATCCACATTGAATACTAGACGTTCTGGTGCTCTGGCAAGACGATATATAACAATTGAATCTTCGATCATCGACAACTGACGATATGCTCTACGACAATTTTCCAAAAATGGAAGGCGCATAGTTTTGCTTTCATTCCAAACATCAGAATTAATGTAAGTAATCTGATTTTTATCCATAGGAACAAAATCTACACCAATTTGTTTTAATGGATTATTTGGATCAAATTTCGGTTTTCTGAAAAGATATCCTTTTACTAAAACATTTTGTACATTTGAAAATACTGGATCAATTAACTCTGTCGGAACCTGCACAACACCTAATATGCCTTCATCTGGATAATCTTTGTGTATAATATGTTCCCAATAAATTTCACCTTCAACCAATAATTGTCTAAAATAAGACCATCCTTTATGTTCAAGATCAAAGTGAGAAGTAAATTTTAAAAATTCTTTTTGTAATGCTTCTGATTGAAAATTAGATAAAGCTAAATTCTTAAATTTCAAATTCATACAACTATTTGTATGAGAATCAATGTTTATTATTTCATCACATATTTCATCTAAAGCATTTGCAACTTCGGAAAATGCTCCCATGATTCGATAATCACGAACCCTTGCCAATTTATCCTTTTGGATATTGGCATACATGACTTCACTATAACGCTTATCGGCAGTTATGTCTCCAATAGGATTATTGTTATAATCAAAATTTTGTGATATTGAATGTCTAGATAAAACTTCTGCTCTTTTTGAGCCTGTATCTTCAAAATATTTGTACTTAGGATTTAAATTATTGGTTAAATCCGATACTTCAAAGTTACCATATGGTAACTTTGAAGAGATATATGACATTAAATCTCTTCCGAAAGTAGATATTTTTCCATCATCAAAATTTGTCGGCATGTTGATATTTATCTATTAAAGTCCAGAAAGAAATATTAATTTTGTATTAATTGAATTGGTGTCTTTCCAACCAACTTCGTTTAATACTGCTAAGTTTATTTCTGAAGACTGAGTTAAATGTGGTAATGATACATGTATTGCGTTCTTACTTAAAATTGTATAATTTATTTTTGGGATTATAAATCCACTAACATTTGGATAATAAGTGTATCCAAATCCCGAATAATTGGTATACAAAGTCGAAGATTTACTGCTGAGTAATATATTACTTGTGTATTGTAAGTTTTTCCCTATTATCGTAAGAGATAAAGGAAAATCCTTCGGTTGTATTATGACTTCGGTTCCTGATAATTCTATCATTCTTCCAGAAGAATTTAAATACAAATTAGTTAAATATGGTGCTCCAGAAATAGACACAGTTTCATTTTCGTTTAATAATCCCTTTGCAGAATCATACACATAATTTTCTGACGATAAACTATCAGTAAAAGAATCGAATAATAATTTGCTAGAAACTCTAAAGTTAGAATCTACAAAATAAATGTTTTTCGCATAGTCCGAATCAACACTAGGAAATAACCAACCTTTAATTGTAAATGATGTAGTCGCTATGAATCTTGGTTTATCTGCTGATGTTACATCAATTGGGTATTCTGTACTAATAGTTCCATCCCATAATACTTCTGATCTAATTTCATTTAATGATTCTATTCCAAATGCTGTCGGAATTTTCCAACATATTATAATATATGGATTAGAATAAGGAATAAAATTCGACAGTATCTGATCCATGTCACTCTGATAATTTGTTAATATATTAACAGCAACTGTCAAATTTACAGGGACAGGCATTCTTACATGGGTAGTAAGTTTACCGTAACCGTTATTTTTTACTGGCTGGTAAAAACCATCAATTTTATTGAAAACTCTGGTTTCATCCCTTGCTATTGAAGTAATGTTTACGGCTATAACAGGAACTGTGATATTCTGAGCTTTATTAACTATATCATGTATCACCCTTTCTTTGGGTGCATGAACATATCTAACTCGTATTTGTTCTTTGGCTTCTCTGTTCTTATTATGTCTAGTAATAAGAACATCATCCATCGCAGCAATAAATTGCGTCAATAAATCATGAATTTCAAAATGGAATCCATTGTTTTGCATTAGGATTTAAGACGGAATGAATTGATATATATTCCTTCACACAATATATCAAATGTAGATTTTCTACTAAATGATTCCTTTTTAACTGTCTTGGAAGATGCTAAAGAATCAAGAACTACTTTAAGTTCTGGTGAACCAGATAATTGTCTCCTATATTTGTTACAAAGTTTTCTTGCTATGACTGCTTGTTTATTAGAAAGTTTATGTTGATTCGCTAGACTATGACCGATAATACCATCAATTTTATTGAATCCGACATTATTCTTTTCTTGTGCAAAATCTTCATCCATTCCAGCTATTATTTGTAGGAGTTTTAAGCAAGCTTCTTTAACTTCATCGGTTATTGTAGGATCTTGTGCTTCTTTTCTGATTTGTTCTGGTGTTACATTTTTTGTAACATACTCACCAGCAATATCAACAGGATGATCTACAAATACTATATCTTCCCCAGCAGTTTCTTTCTTGTCTAAAATCTTGTCATTAACACCAGCTTTATTAATGAAACTTCTAATCATTATTTCATCGATTGAATCTTTTGCTGCCAAATAATGTATTTCTACGTTTTTGGTCTGCCCAATACGATGTGCCCTATCTTCTGCTTGAATAATCGTGGTTGGTCGCCAATCAAATTCACCGAATATAACAGTAGTAGCTGCTGTCAAGGTTAATCCAGTGGCACTTGCTAATATAGAACCAATAAATACTTTGACATCTGGATTAGTTTGAAATTCATCTACTATGTCCGTAACTTCATCCGCCGCTGCTCCACCAATTAACATTACCGATCTTTTTCCAAAATGTTGTTGTAGTCTCTGAACCACTTCTCTGTGGTGAGCAAATATGATAATTTTTTCTCCAGATTTTAATACTTTTTCAGCATGTTCTATAATATGTGGCAATTTTTGTATACCCAAAAGTGATCTTTGCTGAGAAATAGTTTCAAAGAATATTCTTTGTTTTTGTTCTAATTCTTGTGTATACTTATTAAACTGAGAAAGATCATCATTTGATTTTGCTAATTCAATATAAGCAACTAGCTCTTCGGTTTCTTTTCTTAATTCATCTCTTATTTGAAGTTCTTCTGCTTTTTCTTTTGCTGAAGATTCAAACGTAATAATACTCCTTGTTTTTGGTGGAATATCTTTCAGAACATCCTTTTTCAATCTACGAACCATGATGGTAGATCTCAAAAGATCCTGTAATGCTTCCATGTCCGAATCTTTTGGAGTATTGTATTCTAATCCATATCGACCTTGTGTTGCACCACAATACTTTGTGATAAACGTGAAATAGTTATTCCATCTATTTGGATCTAGATAATGTAATAATGCAAACAAATCTTGTGGCTTATTGTCGATGGGTGTACCAGTCAAAAACAAAGCTCTTTTGGTTTGAACAGGTTTTTTAACATCTTTTGGGTTCATTTTTCTGGCATCGTATGGATGTGTCCCCAAAATTGCCATAGATCTTTTTGCTGTTTTGTTCTTCATGTAATGAGCTTCATCAGCAATAACCAAATCAAATTCGCCCATTTCATCAATTTGTTTCTTCAAATCATATATTATATCATAATTGACTATGATAATTCCTCCCATTTTTGCAGGGAATGCCTTTTTATTATCTACAACGGTTATCTTTCTTTTCGAGATTAACCATTTTTCTAATTCGTTTTTCCAATTGTATTTTAATTTCTGAGGACACAAAATTAAAACATTTTGAATATCACTATCATATACATTTATGTAACCGATAGCTTGAATAGTTTTTCCTAAACCCATTTCATCTGCAATGAATACTTTGTCTTTACCCATCGCAAATCTAATACCTGATTCTTGGAATGGTAGATATTTTAATCCTTCTGGTGCGGGTATGGGAGAATCAGGAGAAGCACCTTCGGGTTTTGGTTCTTCACCAGTTGATCTACTAATTTCTTTAGCATCAACATAAGGTTGTAGTTCCTTTTTTAATTCTACATCAGAATCTGGAACATATTCAATCAATCTTGCTGCTGTAGCAGCATCACCTGTCCACCAATATTTTCTATCCCTATCAAAAATAAATTTTTTTGATTTGACCATGTCTTTTACCGCTTCATCATATTTAAATGATATAATATATCTATCTCCATTTTTACTTAAAATGGGTTTAGAAGCGGCTGATGCTACTGTTGATGTAGGTGTAACATCAGTATTTCCAGATTTATTCAAATATTCTTTATAGCAATCTTCGTGCATTACTATTTTTGGACTTGAGTTCCAGAAAATTCTCTGCCCAACATTAATTTTTACTCCGTGTTTGCAATTTTCATAACCACATCTACCGGGAAATTTACTCGACATAAACCCCTCTTCTAACATACTTAGAAGAGATTCAGATATAGGTATGAATTTTTTTCTTTTTTTAGACTGTAAACTAGACATACTTATATTTACCGCCTATACAAATCTTTTTAAGAAATATTTTGGTAGTTTTTTAGCATTCCTAATAACAGCATCAGATATAGATCCATCTAGAATGTAAGTTATACATTTATCCTGTTTTGTTCTTACTCCTCTACCACAGGCTTGAATTAGATGATTCAGCATCTGATTAACATACCAATTTGGATCATCTTTGAATAACTTTTTGATTCTCTCATCATTTAATGGCATGTATGCAGCCTTTGCTACAATTTGAAACCTAGCCAAATCTTCTTTCAAATCTACACCATACGTCATTGACGGACTGACCAACACTGTTGGTCCTGTGGATTCTATATGTTGCCTAATAATTTGCTCGTTGTTTGCACCATCTAATCTGAACAAAAATCTAGGATCATCAATATTATCTTTCAAATATTGAGTAATTTCCATAGTATGAGTATGGATTACACCCTTTACATTTTTATGAAAATCACAAATCTTTAAAATATTATCCTTTAATACTGGAAGTTTCTCTTTAAGATTTTTGTAATTTAGTTTATGTGCTGTGGAAACATGAATAGGAGCATTTTTAGGATCAAAAGTAGAATCTACTTCAATATATTGATACTTTTCAATTCCCAATGTTTTGGCAAAATTAGCAGGATCAATAATCGTAGCAGACATTAACAAAATCTTTTTTCCATACTTAAAGATATGCTTTGCCAGATTATCTACCCTTAATGGTTTAAGGGTCACTCCGTCCAAGTTATGTTCAATTACATACTCACATTCTTCCCATGTTTCAATTGTTGTTTGAATTTGGGCAAGAAGATTTGTGAACAGTTTAAATCTCTGTACATCAGAATCTGCTGTTGATGTGTTTCTCTTCTTTTTTCCTAGAATCTTTTTAAGATCTTCGATTTCGTTTCCTAGTTTTAAAGTCAATTCTCCCAACCAGATTCTGAATTTTCCATAATTCTCCACAGGAACATCTGTAGGTTTATATCCCAAACGCTTTAAAATTTTGTAATTCAAACTTCTGCTGAAGCGTTTAACTAATTCAGACTCCATTTCAGAAGCTTCATCGCATACAATATATTGCCTATGACGAACATGTTCAGGAAGAGATAAAAACATGCTGTAATTAAGCACTCCAAACTTATTAGTCAACATATCTCTCCTAGAATTATAATAATCACAGGTAGAATTCAAAATACATGATTCTTTGATCCTTGGATTAAAGTGACAGGGAGCAAAATCTACATTATAACTAGGATCTACCCTACAAAGATAATTACTTTTACCTTTCAATGAACACGAATCTTTAAATAATTCAGTGTATTGGTCTTGTAGACTTTTTGTAATAGTCAGAGCAAATGCTCCAAATGGAGGTTGGTCTTCACATTCTTCAGCCTTTGCAAAGTCTCCAAATTGGTCAACCCTAAATGCATTGTAGGATTCAACTAAACTTTGAAATTTAGCAGGGACTTCATCCGAATAATTGGATAAAGTTTTAGAGAGGAACGATTTTCCACTTCCAGTCGGAGCACAACAAATTACGAAATCGTAGCCAGAGTTAAAGGCTAAATCAATTTTATCAAGAAGTTCTACTTGTTGTGTTTGTGGAACGAACCCATTTGGGAAATGATCTAATAGAGGCATTAATGGATCATACTACGGAACCAAGGATAAATCAAGCTTATTCTTCTCAAATAATATAACTTTAGTGTTATAAAAACGAGAATTATTTTTTTGATTTAAAGACATCAATTTAAAATAAAGATCGGAATCGTTTTCCGAAATAGCCGATAAAGTATAATCCAATATCAAATAGTTTTTTTCTTTTTTTACTTTAAACGGATATGGTATTTCAACTTTTTTTTGAGTTACGTTATTTCCTATCTTTAAATATATATAAAAATAATAATCTTTTTTATTAAAAAGTACTAATTTACCTTCTTTTAGAATTTTACTATTCGAAGATAATACTATATCTCTTTGTAGAAAATATTTAAACTCATTCTCTATGTCTTCCATTTATTGTATTTAAATGAAAAATACAGAATATCAAGAATCCATAAAATATAATTTTTCATTTGGAGTCATTGTTAGATATACTTTATTAAATGTCTTCCAAAATTCTCTTTCTTGTGCTACGGGATATGTAGTTACTAGGTAACATTCATTATAGTTTATACACCTAAAATCCATCATTAATATATCCCATGTGATAATTAATTTCTTTTCTCTTGGATTGAATGGTGGTAATCCACTTGGTCTTTTGTACCCTAAAACTCTTCTTCCATTATTTGAATTCAATAATGCCATTGAGTTAGAACACAACATCCTGCGGAAGGCAGGTCTACCCTCCACAGGATTTCGGCGTTTTATAAAAAGTTCACAAACATTATTTCTTAAAGCCATTTCTAATTGGCTATAATTAGTTTGTAATACTAAAGGATTTTCGTAATCTCTTCTCGGCACCTAATTATTTAGTACCTTTGTCTTTCTTCTTATCTTCTTTTCTTTTAGCAATACCAAACATCCTCTGTTCATTCAAGAACATACCTTTCTTAACCAAGCCATAGCCTTCTACTTCGATGTTAGCTACACTAACACCTTTATCATTCGGGAATACAATAATGTCATCCTTTTTACAAAATTGAACATTTGGACCCATTAAAACCACTTTAGCTTTTCTCCAAGCTTTTGTGTTTATATTTGTGGGAACGAATAAAGATCCCCGCTTTACTACAGATCCTTGTGAATCTTCGACTTCGTCAACGAATTCAACTAAAACTATATCATCAAAAATAAAAGATAACTGGAAATCGTCTAATCCGAATGATCCTTCTGAATTTGCATTCAAATCGATCATTCCCTTTTTTTGCTTCACATTATCCATGTGAGATGGTACTTCTATAGGCATATAAATTAATTATGTTGGTTTTTCAGAAAGTCAACATATTGTTTAATTTCTCTTTCTGATAATTCAAAATTTTTTGCTAAAATTTTAGTATCAGCATTTTCTTGAATTTTTTCTTCTTTGTTTTTCTTTAAATAACTAATTCTTTTTTTCTTTACTTTTGGTAAAATATTTAATAAGAATTCGTACTGTTCCTGTTTCGTGGAAAACGTCTTTCCATAGACATTTGTCGTTTGATTAAGTATCTCAGAAATGTCGGGAGAATACATGCTACACCAGCGAGCAACCATATAATAATTGAACTGTGTTTCTCCTTCATTTATCGTATTTAGTTTCTTCTTATTGAATAAGACAGAATCTATGAAATTAAATATTGTATCTTCCATTATTTTTCTAACTGTTCTTTAATCCACCAGTATACACTACTCAATCCCTTTTGTAAAGGGTAATTTGGCTTCCAGTTTAACTTCTTGAAAATCAACTCATTGTCGGAATTTCTGCCGCGAACACCAAGGGGTCCACTGATATGCTTTTTAACTAAATTTTTACTTTCCATCGAAGCCGCAATATCAACAAGTTGATTTATGGTAACCATCTCGTCCGAACCGATATTTACTGGACCAGTAAAATCAGATTCCATTAGTCTTCTTACTCCTTCAATACATTCGTCAATATACAGAAATGATCTGGTCTGTTTCCCATCACCCCATATTTCGATTTCTCCTCCATCTTTTGCCATTAATACTTTTCTGCAAATAGCTGCTGGTGCCTTTTCTTTTCCACCGTTCCAAGTTCCCATAGGACCAAAAATATTATGGAAGCGAGCAATACGGACATTCATTCCAAAATTTCTTGCATATGCCAAATAAAGTCTTTCGCTGAAAAGCTTTTCCCATCCATATTCACTATCTGGTGCAGCAGGATATGCAGACTCTTCTGAGCACTTTGGATTATTCGGATCTTCTTGGTTGTATGCTGGGTACATACAGGCACTGCTCGAATAGAACACTTTCTTTACATTAAATTGTTTACAGAGTTCAGCGATGTTCAAATTAATTTGAGCCGAATTATGCATCAAAACAGCATCATTATCACCACTAAAGATGTATCCAGCCCCACCCATGTCTGCTGCTAATTGATATACTTCATCAAATGCGTTTTCTTTTTCATCCAAACTGTGTTGACCGGGTGCCATCATTAGCAATGAACATTTATTATAATCCGTTAAATCCGCAATCACAAAGTCATCCGCAGATGTTTTCGAATATTCTGGATACTTTAAATCCGCAGCACGAACCCAATATCCTTCAGACTTTAAACGATTGACCAAATGATTTCCGATAAATCCCCCTGCTCCTAGTACTAATGCTTTTTTCATATTTAAATATTTTTTATAAAAATTCTATTGTGTCCAACACATGATAATTCTTCGTAATTCTTGTCAGTTTCCATATGATCCTTTATGGCATCACAAACCTCTTTATGTCCCCTAAATATAGGCAATCCACCAAGATCCTTATAACATGATGCATCATCAAACACTATAACTCCTTTGTTTTTTGTTATTTCTTTAGCTAAAGCTATATCAGAAACTACCGTATCATAATCATGACCACCATCTACATAAATTAGATCAATAGGCCCAATTTTCTTAATTTCATCTTTTATAGAATTATCCGTAGAAAATCCTCGTATTATTTGTTTATCTAAATCAAATGGCAAAGAAAACTTATCAAATAATCCTTTAACTAATTTAGGATAATCAACTTTATCATATGTTGAATATTTGTCTCCTGCATCAGATAATGGAGAAACCCCGTATATTGACGCATTTTTATTGTATTTTTTATTTAAAAATGTTATTAGATTCAATATCTGTCCTTTAAAAACTCCTATTTCTAGAAATGTAAATACGGAAGGCATTTCTTTTACTAATTCTCTCCACATTACATAATGTGCATCATCAACAAACCCATAAGAATTCTGTTTAACATACTCTCTTATTAATTTTAATTTATCGTCACTCCTATATTCGGAATTACACAAATTATACAAATCTACTTCGTTTTTATTTTTAAAAAATTCAAACATAATACTAGTCAATACAATTTTTAATGATTTCTGTATACTCTGCGTCTTTTGTGATTAACTTTTCGTATCGTTCTTTTGAAATATATTTTGGATTTATCCACCAATCTTCAAATGGATTTCCAGACAGATGTACATTATCTCCTACCAAAACATATCCTAAACTACTTAAAAATTCTCTTTGAGGAATTTTTTCTGAAAGTTCGTATCCTCTGTAAGAATCATGTTCTATAGTCAAAACTTTAAATTCCCTACCAGAAGAAAATACGTTTTTTAACGTCCGCACTCTCGTATTATCTCCTTCCAAATCAATAGTCAAATAATCAATTACAGCAGGAAAACCATTATCATCAAATAATTTTTTATAGTCTATATTTAGAGCATCATTACAAACAAATTTAGTCTTTCTCTTTTGCCATTCTTTTGACAAATCGGTTATATCTAAAGATAATCCATCCCATCCTTCGTTTTCTAATTTTAATGTGTTGTTTATATTGTCTGGAACCCAGCATCCAATATCTACAAAAAACTTTTTATCATCAGTTTTTACCAAATACGAAACAAATATATCTTGACCAGCTTGTGAAAAACTATCACTCATATCAATTTACTTAATTAGATATTTTGCATTTTCAATACAAATTTGTTTATTATCATAATGATGAGTTACACAATTATAAGTTTGAACCACTTTGTAATTGTGTTTAAAAAATATCCAATTATTTGCAGTTTGTTCACAACAATGCCAAATTTTAGAATTTACGTCAGTAACATCAGAAATATCAACATTCACCATAGAATCACAAACAGATCTTAATTCTAATTCTGGATAATCATGTGGTATTCCAAGAACACCTAAATTATAAATTGGTATATCTGTTCTTCCAATAGTATTTTGTGCTACCTTTATTTCACCCATCAAAGGATTTCCTTCCTGTATTCTTCTTTCGTATTTCCATACAAAAACTTCATTAGGATTTGGTTCTGGTAAAGCATCATGAAATATCAAATCATTATCAATCTTTACAGTAAATTCTGTACTACTTTTTGCATAATAAATAAAATCGGTTAATACATCAAAACAATATTTTAATCCATTGGTATACTTTTTAAACATTGGAATAATGTCATGATATCTTACTCGATCTTGATCAATGTTGTATTTAAACATTTTTTCTTTCAGATACTCTATATCATCTGTGTATATGTCTAAAATTCTTTTTGGGTTTTTATCCACAAATGTAGCATAAGATGCGGCAGAATATTCAAATATATAGTTCTTATTCCCATATACATCCTTTGCCCAAGATCTTCCAATCTCTGCTAATTTGTTTATGTCGTAATTATAAGTTAATGCAATTGTTTTCATTTTATTTTTTAATGTAAAATCCGTCTCCCCAAGATACCCCAGCCCAATCTTGTTCTACTAATTCAAATCCATATGCTCCCAAAAAATTATTTAATTCATTTACAGATGGAGCATCTTTATAAACCATTTCTTTGTGTTCTGTGTTTCTGTTTATTTCACACATAATATAATCGATATGATTTAAAGTTTTTTCAGAACCTTTCAAAACTTCCAACTCATATCCTTGGACATCAATGTTTAAAAAATTATAAAATGTGTAATTAAAATCATCTAATCGTTTCATTTCGACAATTTCTTTATTACTAAATCTTGTAGTACCCCAATCTAAATTAAAATTGGGTTCCAATATAGACGAACATCCACAAGCATCAACATCCTCTATAAACATTTCTATAGATTTTGTTTCATTTCCTAATGCACAATTATGCAAAATAGCATCAGATATTTTACTTCTTAAAACGTCAAAAGTTTTTTTAACTGGTTCAAAATAAACAAGATTTGATACATTTAAATTTTTGTATAATTCATGTTCTCCTCCATGATGGGCACCAATATGAATTATTCCATTTATTTTTAAGTTATATTTCTGATTAATCTGTGCTAAATCCAATATCATATTGTACCTCTAATATCTTTATTAATCCCGTATTCCTGTAGTAATGGATTTAATTCGTCTGGATATTCTGATGTATTCCATTTACCTTTGACCAAAGCTGTTGCTATATACGGATAAACGTCCGAATCATAATGATTCTGTCCTCTTTTTGATTCGTTGTCATAATGATATAGTCCTTTTAAATTTAGCTCTATGCATTTTTGTACATAAGTTTCGTTCTCAAACCATTTCGAAGCCTTTACCTCTTTATATAGTTTTATAAAATCTGATGTTCTCCATATAGTAGGTTGCATCGAAAATATGTTTTGATTATCAGACTCAATCTCATACAAAGTATTTGAAAGCTGAATCTTATTCAAAGCTCCAGACTTTATCAACCTGATAAATGAATATTCTGGATTTTCTTTTAAAAATTCTTTATACTCATTCAACTTATCTTCGTTTACCTTATTATACAAAACAAAATCTTCTTGTAGATATATAAAAAATTCTGGGTTTATGTCTTCTAAAGTTTGAACCCATGTTTGCCAATAAGGTTGAGAATTTTTGTAAATATAAATGTTTTTATATTTTTTATCATTATGGGGAACATCAGATAATAGATATAATCGGTATGAACAAAATTTTTTGTTTTGTTCATAAAACATATCCCATACATCAGACGTATTACTATTGGTATAACATACTTGTATCATAAATAATCTACACAAACTCCGTAACAGTTGTAATTTTTACTTTTCCAATCTTTATCAAAATCTACTATAATTGATCTATCAACAACATCTTTATTAGGATATGTCCATATATATCCAGATGATGTTAATGTACAATCATCTTCTTGATGCCAAAAACAATTTTTAATGTTATATTTCAACATGTAATGCAATGCATCTAAATTCTTTGCGTGGCACCACAACCCATACTTTTGAAGGAATTCGTGATTAACAATATATGTTGGTTTGTCATGTCCCAAAATAATAAGTCCATCTTGAAACCAAACATCAATTTCTACTTCAATGTTTTTATCAAGCAATGAACTGATGTGATTTGGGTTATTTTCTAAATATTCGTTAGTACCACTAACATTTCCTCTATGAGATATTATCAACATAATCTTTATTGACTGCTAATATGTCTCCTTCTCCATATGGATGGGGGCATGGAATGAATTCAACTTTAAAATTATTTTGTGTTAAAAATTCTTCCAGATCTGTTTTTAATATATGACCCTCATAATAAGGAGAAACCGATGCTTCACAATGGATGAATTTTACATTTTTTAGGAAATCCCCCATACCTTTCAAAGCCAAAAGCTCGACACCCTGCGTATCCATCCACAATACATCAACAGATTCTATATTGTTTTCTATTAACCATTCATCTAATCTTACACAATCTACTGATATCTTTTTACAGTCTTGTGTACTGGCAAAAGGAACATCTATTGGTTTTAATAATGATGAGGCACCGATATTTCCTAAAGTCAAATAAAAATCTAATTGTCCCTTTACGTCACCTACAGCAAATTGATACACATAAACATTTGGACATGTTTTTGATTTTTTTTCACATATATCAAACTGACTTGGATTCGGCTCAAATGCATGTATGGTCGAAGTTGGAAAAGTTTTAGAGAATTCTATGCTTTGATCTAAATCCCTAGATCCAACATCCAATATTATTTTTGGATTTATTCCCCCATGAGAATTTATAAATGATATGAAGTTATCTATTAGCATTTAATTACACCCCATTTTTCTATAGCTTGATGATATTCATCACCATACTCTTTATCTATGCTCTGTCTCATAGATTTTGCTCCAGCTAATGTTCCATTTGGATGTCCATGAATACCACCACCAACATTAGCCATATAATCAACACCTAATCGGCTATTAACCATTTCTGTCAGCCCAGCATTGAATCCACAGCTTATAGCTGGCATTACATTTAATTCCGTAAGAATCTTACAAGAATCAATTACTTCCTGTTCGTCCCACTTATAATACCCTCCAATCATACCAGCATGTATGAAATCCACGCCACTTAATCCTGCAATCTTACAAATTACTCTCCAATCAATATGGAATGCATGGGATTTGTTTGTAAAAATTTTGTCTCCACTTTTTTGGAAGTGAATGAAAATCGGCAAGTCCAATTCTCTAATTGATCTGTACACACCTAACCCACACCAAAAATTAACATGAACAGAATTCCCCCCTAAAGAATGTACTAGTTTTACTCTTTCCAAAATCTTGTCTGGGTCACAATGAATTGATACCGAATAAATTACATTCTTATCTTTTAAATAATCCATTATCAAAGGGACACGTTCTTCAAGAGGACACAAGTCAAACTCAGACATAATTTCGTCCTCCTTAATAAAGTTGACACCACCATCAACTAATTCTTTCACCATTTCTAATAAAACTTGGGGTGTTACACCAATTTTAGGTTTAACTATTGCTCCTAATACTGGTTTATCGTATGAATTTACAAACTTCCTAATTCCAGATATTCCATACTTTGGCCCTTTGAATTCAGATAAAATAGAATCAGGAAATTCTATGTCTAATACATGACATTGGTCAACTACATCAATATCCAGTTGCCCACCCATTAAATTTACTAGCAAATGAGATATTCCGTTGTTTTTAAAGTTGATGTTTACGGTTGGGAACGCAATATCGACAATACCTTCAACTCTAGATTCTAGATTTTTTTTATCATCCAAAATGATACAAGAATATTTTTCAAACAATTCTTCGGTTTCCCATTTGTTTCGTACTTTAGGATTTCCTACAGACTGTCCAATCGCCAATGCCCATGCGGCATCATTTAAATTTGTTGTTGACTTTATGTAGTACTTAACAATCAAATAATCATCTTTGTTTATATCTTCTAATTTTTTATAGATGTTCATTGAACTTATTTAAAATTTAATTTAGTAAAATCAAGATTAAATTAAAATTTTATCCCCAACAACACTAGGAGTTTTAACTACACACAAATAACAGTCTTCTAGGAAGACTGGATCAGCTATTTCATTTGGAAAAATCACAAATACATCCCCAGAATTTAATTCTTGACCTTGTATAGTCATTTTTCCAGAGATTAAAAAATTAATTTCTGTTAATTTTTCGTGATAATGTGCTTCCCAAAATTCTCCTTTTTTATGAACTTTATACCCTACTTCAAAATCTTGGGTTTTGTAACAACTAGGTTCAAAATTTCCCACAAACCATCCACCCTTATAATCTTCGATTTTTGTTATTTTCATAAAATAAACTTACACTTTTCTAATAAATTCTTTTTATATAAATGGTATTTATATATGTAATGATGATTTAAAATACATAAGATATTACCAATTACTAGATTAGTAGATCTTTCATTTATTGGTTTTAATATCTCATTACTAAATTCGTTATGTGTATTTGATATAGGCCAACCTTCAACAAAAAGTTTTTTAAAATAATCACTATCATCCATCAAGTATTCAAAAAGATCATCATATAATTCACAAATAAGTTTTATATTTTCATAAGAAGAATAAAACCAATGTTCAGTCATACCAGAATTTAATTGATTCCATGTCTTACAGTATACTAAATTTGTGTCAATATTTTCTTCAAAATTTAAAACACAAAGATGATCCTGTGGAGCATTATATATTCCGTGCCAATTGAATACATCAAACCTACAAATTATTACACAATCATATTTGTCTTGTATAAAATCAAAACATTGTTTTCTAGAATAAGTGTAACTAAACAGTTTATATAATGATGTTCCTCCAGATTCTAGTTTTTCTGGATTAAACATTTTTATTTCTTCGCTGAAATCTTTTTGTACTTCAAATTTATGATTTACTGGTTTATACTTTTTTAGTATATCATTTATTATTTCAGTATTAGTCTCCCATGCGTGTATGTACACATCCACATCATATTTTGATAATATATGATCGTTTAATATCTCAAATGATCTAGAATAATCATTGGTCAGACCACATATACATAACGCAATTTTCATTTATAACAAAATGTATTTATTTAAATCTTCGGGGGTTCCTATAGGGAAATGCAAATTAAAATAATAGGGATGAATTTTTTTATTATTTTTAATCAAATAATTATAAGTAGGTGCTACATAAAATTCATTATTATATCTTTCATTATTTTCTATCATAATTTTTGCAGAATCTACGAAAAGTGATCCGTGTTTCCAAAAGTGGAACCCATTAGTAGCTATGTTGCTTATAACAACTTTTTCTTTAACATCGACTATTTCAAAGTTATCATTTAGTTTGACATAACTATTTTTATTTGAAACTGAATTAAACACACCTAAAATTCCATCACTATTATTGCGATTGGAATATTTTATGATCGTATTTATATTTAAATCTTCTGTTATTTGATCACAGTTTGTTATTACCAAAGGAGTTTCATTATCAATTAAGTGCTGAGATAACAAGCAAGTACAAGCAGATCCTTCTGTTAGATAATCTATTGATATAATTTCAAAATTTACATTCAATCTTTTGCATATGCTTTGTAAATTATGAATTGGTAATTCCTTTCTAGTTATAAAAATAAACCTAGTATTTTTGAGTTGATTATTATTCTCTATAACACGTTCTATCATTGGCTTCCCATTTACATCTATAAATGGTTTAAATTCATTTGGATGTGTTTTTTGGAACCTTGATCCTAAACCAGCCATAGGTATCAATATGTTTAAATTTTCATTCATAATTTATAGCAATCGTGTTTTTTATATTCGCTTATTCTTGTGTTGTATTTTATCCAATGTAGATCATTGTTGTCGTTTAAATCATTTAATATAAAATTAACAGGAACACCATCTAAGTAATTATAAAATCTTCTAGTTAAAATTTGTTCCACAAAATCAGTAGTTCTTACATCATCAATTTCCCATAATTTTATTAGATCTTCCGTTTTGGCAGACATAAAATAATCAATAAAATATTTTCCTGATTGTGGGCTACCCACATGTTGTCCTATAAAATTAAATTTATGAAAATCTATTATCTTCATAAATTCATTAAAATTAGTAGGAATCAAGTCGTTTCTTAATTTTAAAATATATTCGTATCCCTTTTCTTTGCAAAGATATAATCCATTTAAGCTACATACTTTTTGATAGTAAAAAAGATGAGGACCAGCTTCTATTGGAGGTTCATTAAACAAAACAATATCATTACTGTGGTATTTCTGCTCATCACCTTTCCATGTAGAAAAAATTAAATTAAACCCAGAAAATGCTTTTTTAATTTCTGGAATATTTGTGCTTTTTCCTGTAATTAAAATTACAAAATTAAAATTCACAATTTTTATTATAATATAGTTGATTTTCGAACATGTAAGACCTAGTCTTACTTCCTTTGGTATACTCATCCAAAGCAGATCCAATATCAATGTATCTTCCAACTTTTTGAGTATCTAATCCTGATAAGAAATCGATAATAACTTCACTCATCGGACCAGCAGATATCAAATATAATTCAGGTCTTAATGCAATTTTAGACAATTCATTCAAGAATTCATTCTTTTTGTCTTCCCAAAAATTTACACAATCATCATTAACAGGTATAAAATCTAAAACATCAAATGGATATTTTCTATTAGATCCTTCTTTGTTTGCTATCAAAATAACCTTTTCATCTATATTTTGAATTACATTTTTAAATTTTTTGTAATTTCCGTTAATCCATAAATTCGAATATGTTATGTTTTCCATATCAACTCCAGCAATTTTTAAATTATCTAGAATGATTTTTTTCCCATAAGGATCACAACATCCACAAGAAATTCCATAAAATTTATCTGGGCTTTTGTTTTTTAAACTATTTGCGAGATCTTTTCCTAATTTAGTTTTGTGTGATGGAGCATTCCACTTGTCCTTTTGGAACGCTTGTGTGTGGTTTCCCACTTCTTTACCCATCATTAAGGCCAATTCACCATCGGCGTATCTAGAAAATATCGTGTGTTGTTTTTTTACGAAAATTCTATCAATCAAGTATTCGAAATCTTTACTAAAATCTTGTGTCATCATATATTCTTTAATAGTTTTGCTATCTTTTTTGCTGAATTTCCGTCACCAAAAGGGCATGGATAACTTATTTGATAATCTTTACTTATTTTTGAAACCAAAGAACTCAAATTTTTTGGAGACATACAAAGGATTCCATGATAATGGAGACATTCTGCTCTTTCTGTGGTTTCTCTACAGATGATAATTTTCTTATTTAAGAAAGATGCTTCTTCTTGAATGCCACCACTATCAGTAATAACAAATCTACAATCTTTTAAAATATCAATCAAATCCGAATGATTCAAAGAATCAACAACTTTTACATGCTTGAAAATGTTTTTGTGTTTAATCACATTTGGATTTGGATGTATGGGAAGTATAAATTCCAAATCATTATATTGTTCTGCTAATTTATCTATTTCTGTAAACCATTCCTCTATAATGTCGTGGTTTTCTCTCCTGTGAAGAGTTACCAAAACTTTGTTTCCATACGAAGGAACTACATGAGTAATATTATCTAGTACAGTATTACCAACTACATATACATGATTATAGTTTGTTATTTTTTCTGCCTCCAGACAAGCCGCATTATCATTAGTTGCACACAAATGAATGTCGGCAATTCTACTAATTAATTGCCGATTTGCTTCTTCTGGATATGGATGATTTAGATCATATGTTCTCAACCCAGCTTCCAAATGAATGATCTTTATTTTGTTATTAAAAGCCCACAATGCCACCGCAAAAGCTGAAGATGTATCTCCTTGGACTAATACATGAGTGAAGCATTCTATGGGTATAGAACAAGTTAATACATTTGCAATAACAGAATTTAATCTATTATCACTTAATTGCTTTTGTTCTATACTGTAATCGACCTTTATATCTTTTAGAAGATCCGTATGTTGTCCAGTAAAGAATAAAGAATACTCAATATTATTACTATTAAATTCTTGGAGCAATGGCTTTATCTTCAGCCATTCTGGTCTTGTTCCAAATGATACTAATACATTCATTAACCTCTTAGTAATTTAAATCCTTTATTTTTATATTCGGTTAAAGCAATCCCAAACATATTTAAATGATCTGGCTTTTGAGAAATTGCATTATTATCCGCTCCAAACTGCCATCCATAACTAGGAATACTCCCCCACATTTCCATATCTTCTTTTGGATGTGGTGGTACTAATGTTCTTGTATTCAAATACTTCTGAATTGAATAGGAAAAATGTGTATCTTCTCCACAAAGTAAAGAATTCGGAACAGTTGCTTCCTGCCAAAAAGCTGTGATAAACTTTCTAGGGAAAAACCAAGAATGCCCCACAATATCAACTTGTGTGGTTTCTGAATTGGCCGAGTGCCACCCAACATCTTCTGCTATGCTATAGTTATAATCATTAAATATAACCCCTCTCGTACCATAAAGTGCTTCTTCATTTTTCATTTCATTCATACAATTCTCAAACCACTTTTTACCCGGTATTGTGTCATCATCAAATACACATATATAATCACCTGTTGTATTTAACACATGAGAAAATCTAGACCAAACTCCAAAATTGTAATTTGATATAACGGTTCTATACTTATTAAAGATTGATTTGTCAAACTTATCAAATTTATCGGATGCGTTTACCCACAACATTATTTCGTGTGGTTTTATTGTTTGATTCTCGATTGCTTCTATTTGAAGTTTTAAACTTTCATAACGTCTAAAACAATTAATTATAACGCTTATTTTCATATTAAATTTTATGATACAACTCTTTAACTTTTTTTGCTACATTTGATGCATGAAATTTATCCAAATCATCAGGGGGATTATGTAATTTTTTGTTTAAAATATCGCCTTTGCTGTTAACATCGTAAATCCATCCAGACTTACCACACAACCATCCTTCAATAGTGGTTCTTCCTAAAAGGATTCCAGCAGTCTCATCACATCTTTGGACATATTTTTGTACATCGTCTACTGCATTAGAGTGTTTAACATGTTTATGTTTTAATAATTCTCCCAAATAATTATCTGAATTATTTCCCACCAACCAAAAATCTTTGTTTATACTCTTAGTATATTCGACTAAATCAAATATTGTATTCTTTCTTAAATAATCTATAGTCCCAACAAATAGCACAGCATTGTGATCCTTTGTTTCTATTTTTTTAAATCTGGTTTCATCGATTGGATTGTATATAATTTCAATAGAAGATGAAGAAATTTTAAAATTATTGATTAAATGATCTTTTATTTCTGGTCTTATTGCGATATATTTTTTAATAGATTCGTGAATAACAGGATCTTCTAAAGATATGACTTCTGAGTGAATCGTACAGATCTTTTTTGTTTTTGGGTATACCTTAATTAATTCTTGTACTACGGGTTTATGCTGACAATGTATTATATCATACTGATCTGTCCCCCTGATGCTAGAAAATTCTTGAACCTTTATACCACACTTTAATGCCAAATCTGTCAATTTACCACCAATATAAGGGGATACTACAGTTACATCACAATTTAACTGTAGTAAATTTCTCGCCAATTCATACACATACATCTCAGATCCTGTAAAATCCTTAAAAAGTAGACACCCAATAAGTACTTTGGTTTTTTTCTCTTCGGTCATAATATTTATTTTACCACACTTTAAAAAAAAATCAATTGACTAAATACTTAAAATGGCTGATGTATTCATTAATATTAAAGATTTACCAGAGTTAAGCGAAGTCAGAAATGGTGATTATATAATCGTCGAATCTACTACTGGAACACATTTAATTGATTTTAAAAATCTTATAATGCCAATAGATAATACGGTAATTTCAAGCACGGTAACACAAAACACCAATGCTATACTAAGTTTATCTACTTCAAAGGATACATCTGCTACTACATTATCTTCTGATTTGGATGCAGCAAAAACAAACATAGCATCTCTTTCTGATAAAGTTACCAACATTTTAGGTAAAAATGCATTAAACTTGAGTGTGGGGAAGGCTCAAGTTACCATTTCACCTGGTAATAAAATGGGTACAGGCACTCTTTCTCAAACAGGAACTTGGGCACTAACCGATATTATGATAACTCCAGCCAATGAATATGCAGCTAAGTTCGGAGCGTATCCAATTTCGGTAACCCAAAAAGGAGAAATAACCATACAAGGCACATTCACCAGAACATCATTAATATTGAGAAATACTCCAACAGTTTCTGTCGAATCTTCTCTTAGACCAAGCACTAATATTTTATCTTCTTATACCGTTTCGGAATATAGTAACAGCTTAAGTCTAAATCCTTCAGATTTAGATAATTTTGTTACATCATTTTCTATAAGCGGAATAGAAATACCAGCAGAAGAAGATGCTATATATAATGTTTATGCTATTAAGCTCTAAGATTCTTTTTCGAGAATTTCTTGATTAATTCTTCTTGGTGCTTGATGGATTTTTCTTTTTCGTGTGATTCTTCTTCTGATTTCAATAATTCCTCCATCTCTGCTAAAGATTTTGGATTTAAAATAGAATCTTCTTCTTCTCCATATACAGTACCACTATCATCTAAATATTGTTGGATTAGTAATACCCTTTCTTCTGGACTCCCAAAAATTTCAATAATTGCAGGACAATTATCAGCATCAAAAAATGGTGTTTTCCCCAAATTGTGCTGATACTGATAGAATAAGGCTTTAAATATGTTATCAATTTCTTCAATATAAACTGGATCTGTCTCTCTTTTCCCGTCTTCGACAATATCTACAGGAGATGCTTTAGTGATAGGCAGAAAAAATATTAAATCAATATGCTTTAACGATTCTTTAACCAACGGTATCATTTTATCAATAAATGCTTTATTGATATTTGAAGACTTTTTTTCGTATGCCCATAATGTATATACCAAACAATCTAATGGGCCTCTATCGATAATCACATTATCGTCTTTACTGTATTTTTGTAACTCATCAATCATGTGATTAATGATTGCCCATTGACCATCCTTGTTACATTTCTTGCTGTGAGGGTGGTTTTGAGACTTTAAAACATCTCTATAGGATGATGATGGAGTGGAGTAATTTCCCCATTTTTCTAAAAAATCATTAATTAATGTCGTTTTACCCGTGTTGGCTGTTCCTGAAATACAAATACGCATATTATTATTGTATTAATTATACTGATTCATCCTCATTATCAAGTGATTTTTTTCTAGATTTTATTAGTTCCCACTCATAACTTAATCTTTTCAAACCGTCATATGTAAATCTACAAACAGGAAATCTTATGTGTGCATCTTCTATTTTAGCCCATACAAAATCAGAATGTTCATCACTCAATTTAACATTTCCTACATATGTCCATCCCTTAAATAGACAAAAATTTGGTTTTTTTTGAATTATTTTACAAGATGATATATTTAAATTTGTTTCTTCTTTAACTTCTCTGATTAATCCTGTGGTGAATGTTTCGTTTATCTTGATATGACCACCAGGAAAATGATATTTATTTAATGTTTTTGACTTTAACAACAAAACCCTCCCACTTCTCAAGATCATTATTTTAGAAACTTTATTTGTGTCGTTTTTATCCATGATAATACTTAGTATATCATGGAATGTATTGAAAGGCAAACAAAAGCTGATAAATAACATTGATGGCAAAAAAACTTCGTAAAAAAGAGGTTGTCGATAGCAATATCGACGAATATGTTATATTAAACAACATAGAAACTAGCACAAAAAAAGAATGGTTTTTGAACTATAAAATACACAATCAATTTAAATTAAATGATGTCCACAACTCTTTTATGGAATTGTTACTGTACAAAGATACTAAAATGGTATTTGTGGACGGCCCAGCAGGGTCTGGTAAGTCTTATTTGGCTGTATATGGTGCATTACAAATGCTCCTAAAGAAACAAATAAACCAAATTGTATATATTCGTTCTATTGTTGAAAGTGCTTCTAAGAGTATGGGGAGTTTACCCGGTGAACTACAAGATAAATTCCAACCTTGGTCACTGCCTTTAATAGAAAAATTGGACGAATTAGTTGGATCTAAGATTGGAGGGGAGTTGATCCGTAACAACTATATCAAATGTATGCCTGTGAACTTTGTTAGAGGTCTTACATTTAGAGACAGTGTAGTTATTGTAGACGAATCTCAAAATCTTACTACTGCCGAATTAACTACTATTTTAACTCGTTTTGGAGAAAATACCAAATATATTGTAATTGGTGATAGCTTTCAATCTGATATTGGAGCATCCAAGAATGGATTTACAAAAATCCGCAATGTGTTTGATAATGCGGATAGTGAAGAAAAGGGAATACACAACTTTATTTTTAGTGAAAATGAAGTTGTGCGTTCGCAAATCCTCAAATTTATAGTAAAGAAGTTAGAAACTATCCAGATCCATTAGCTTCTAACATTTGCAATTCTCTAATTGCATCTTCGACAGAAACAGTCCGTAAACCATTTGCTTTATTCTCTGGTTTACGGACTGTTTCGTTTTCTTTTGTAAGTTCAGATATTTTTGAAAATACAGATTGTTCCAAATTTACGAAATGAGGATCTCTTTCAAATGATGTTCCACCAAAAGATCCTCCACCAGACATTCTAACTTGTCCTCTGGGTCTTACTGTACTAGAATACAAATTTGCTAGTTCTGGTTCCATTATCTCTTAACATGAAGGCTGGTTTTTCCTCCTAAATATGCTAAAATAAAAAGCCAATCTCGCTTTTCTGTGTTTGATTTTCCTACACCCAAAGGTTTTAGATATTTTTGTAAATCTTGTTGAACCCCAATAAAAACTTTCTCTGTTTCTGCTTGCCTTTTTTTGTAATCTTCTCCTTGAGTATTTTTTAATTTATCTTCGGCTTCTTTAGAAGTTTTTTGAATTTCTTCTTTTATTTTATTTTGAGTTTCTGTATCGAATAAATTTAATGTATTTAAATCCATTTCAGAAATTAATTTTTCAATTCCTTCTAGTTGATCTAAATCAACACCTCTTGTTTGCATTCTTTTTTCTCCTAACTTAGGATCATTAACTAGATCATAATATGATATTTTTGTATTGTTTATATATTTGCGTCCTGAAGATAACGGTACATACGAACTATCTGTAAATGTAATTTCAGTTCTAATAAACATTGGATCATTTTTTAAATCATCTTTAACTCCTTGTAATACTTCTGCATTTTTAGCTCTTACTTCAGATCTTTGTCCTTGTTGATCTTGGCGGACCTGACCAAATGCCTGCACATAAGGATTGTCAGCATATGCCTGCTTTACTACATTTCCTACGGCTTTACCTATTGTTTTTGGAATAGCAGCAGCTATAGAACCTAATAGTCCTTCAACTACAAATTGTTCCATGTATTGTTTATATGTTTTTTCAAATTTCATTATAGATACTCCGTTCTATATATATCCAAAAGATCTTGATCTGTGCATCCATTATCTTTTAAAAATGATTCCAGCATTTGTATGTTTGAACTGTTCATCACCAATTGGACTAAAGGGCTATCGAACTTCATACCTTTTTCTTCCTTCAAAAATACCAAGACATTAAGTTTAAATTTTTCAAGTTTGGTTAATCCACTCTCCACATCAATCATCCCACATGGAATAGTTGCTACTAGTCCACCGTCAATTTCTTCAAAATACATTTTAGCATTAACCCCATCTTCGGCTATAATGAATCCTTCATAACCTTGAAATTTAGATATTTCACCTTTTTCGCAATATGCTGGATCTACTTTTAATCTAACTTTTCGTAAATTTACGGTTCTAAAAGAATTTTCTAGAAATTTATTGAAACGGCTGCTCATAATGATTATTTAACTTTCACCACCGCATTTATAAGTTTTAAGAACTCCAAGCCCAATAAAACCTTTTCATCATTATCTTTTCTATCACAGATGCTAAATTTTACATTCTTGTAGATTTTACCTTTAAGTTTAAAATCAAATTTAACTATTGGTCTATCTTCTACAGTAGAAGCACCAACATTAATTTTAATCGTATCTACTAAAGGCTTTTGTATTTCTTTGCCTTTATCTGTTTTGAATGTGACAATATCCCCTTGGATCTTTATATCTTCACCATGCAAAGCATTATATGCATCATTTCCTGTATCTACTTTTGCGACATAATCACCAACATCTCTTATTACAACTGGTTCTTTAGGTAAGAAAGTAGTAGAGTTTTCGGATTTTGAATAAAATTCCTTGAATAGGATCATTCAATTATTTAGTCATTATAGAGTAGAAGTAAGAGAAGGCTTCTTATTCTTATCAGTTTTAGCACCCCCAACAGCAGCAATTGCTTTTGCTTCAGGAGAATTAGGGTTGGATGCTTTCTTCAAAGCATTGATTTCATCCTGTTTTTGTTTGATTGCTTTTTGTTGATCTACTGGAGAAAGTCCCTCTGCATCTTCGTCTTTAATTTTATCTTCAAAAATGTATCTTTTTAGATATGCATTAATTTTATCATCATAAGATTCTTTTTTTACAGATTTTACAGACATAAAATTATTTATCTTTCTTTATATACTTTTTGTAAAAGTATCCTTCTTGGACGGGTTCTTCTGATTTTTTATTGTAAAAATCATCAACCTCTTGTACCGCATCTTCGATTTCTCCTAAACCTTGGGCAGAAGTCTGTGATAAAGATGCTTTTTTAATTGTGTTTAATAGTGTAGATATCTTTGGTGGATATTTTGCCTGACCCATTCTTTGTTCATTTCTTAAAAAGTCTACAATTTTACCCAACAAAGTAACCATTTCGTCCATTGCTGTTTCCACTTGATTGGACATTTTTTCTCCAGCTTTTTCTATGTCATCCCCAGCTTTCTGTTGATCTGGTGTTGGTCCCCCTACACCCCCAGAAGAACCAGCCTGTGCTTCTGGGGGAGGCATAGCAGCATCTTCTGGAGGAGGTGCTTGTTCTAACAATTTGTATGATTTTTTAACTAACTTAGAAAACTTCATACGATTATTTATTTAATAGTAACTTAGTTTGTAAACTATTTTTAATTTTTGCCTCTAAATGCTTTAAATTATTTTTTTCTGTGTATTCTTTAATTTTTTTAAAATTTGTCTCTGGTTTGTTTTGTAATATTTTTTTAAGTTTGTAAATTAATTGAGTGTCAACACTTAACTCTTCCGAAATTACAAATACGTTAAAATTAAATATTTTTATTGACTTATTTAAAATTTTATGTATAATTGCTTTACAAGCTTCTTCCTCAAATGTTAAATTTAATATTTTTAAATTTAATTCTTGGTTAAAAACTAAAACATTGTCTATGTTTTGTTTAAAATGAGATAAAATTTCATTTATTATAAAATGTTTAAATATATTATTAAGATCTCTAGAATTAATATTTATTTTTAAATTATTCTCGTACAAGAAATTAGAAATCTCTAATTCTATTTTTTCTGATAAAAGTAAATTTAAACTTATAAGATTTAAATTATATTCTTTAATCTCATGATTGAAAATCATTATCAATTATAACACATCTACTATTCATTGTCAACTACAATTTTACTTTTCCTAGTCGAAGATTTATAATTCCATTATAATAATCTTCTTTGAGGAGAACTTCTCTATCAAATTGTTCCTTTGCTTCGTAATAAGCCATTTGACTTTTATTTGCACAGAACCTTAATATTTCAAAAGTAAACTGGTCTTTACCGTGTTTTAGAATATCTTCGTTAAGTTCTTTAGAAGAACTTGTGTACGTTCTCCATTTTGATTCTTTTGTATCTCTTCTAGCCCGTGTTTTTCCTTTTAAAGGCTTTCTTTTAATATTAGATATCATTTGTTTTTTACCTATATACTTTTTATTCGTAACCGTATTGGTTATTATGTATATAAATCCAAATGAGTTTTCGGGAATTTCTTGATTAGTAATCCAATGACCTAGATCCATTCAACTACTTACTTCTTAGATTTGCTTTTTCTATCTTTTTTAGATTCTTTATTAAAGTTTAAATTTCTTTTAATCGGTCCACCAAAAATAGATTTCGGCATAACATTACTTCCTGTTGCATAACTATCCGTATTACCAAAAGATCCACCAGTATTTCCAATTGGACCAGAAGCAGGAGAACCCATCACACTACCCAATCCACCAGCAGTCATCATTTCCATTAATTGAGTGTATAATTTATCAAACTTATTCATTGAATTATTTAACTAAATATGGTATAATGTATTATGAATTTATATTCTAGATATAAGAAGGAAATATCTGATGATTTAAAATTTGATGCTTTTAATTTAAAGGAAACTGCAATGTTGGTTCCTTCTAAAAAGCATTTTTGGATAGCAAGATTAAATGATCATAGAATCGAAGTTGCAGATCTCAAATCTAAAAAAATTAAGATCATAAAAACTTTGATGCAAAAAGCCGAACAAGCATCTCCAGTAAAATTATCCAAAGCTAATTTGGAAAAAATGTTAGAAGAGATGCCAGAAATGTTGGAGTTGGACGCAAAAATAGCCGAACAAGAACATTTGGTTAAATACCTTGAAGATTCTAAATGGGTTTTTGCATCATTTACAGATGATGTTAAAAACGCGATAGAAACTACCAAGTTAGAACAAATGTAATGATTAAGTTAGATTTTGATACAAAAAAATGCAAGGCAATTATTTCTGGAGATAGATTTTTGGAAATAAAAGAGCATTTTTCTGTGGAAAATCCAGCAGCAAAATTTAATCGATCTTTTTATATACCTAAAAGATTGTATGCCATAGCTTCTAATGGATACTTTGATATTGGATTATTTGATGAAATAAAAGCATTTTTATTTGAAAAACAATACAAAGTAGAATATGAATACACTCAACCATTTCTTGATGAGTTAACTCCTAAATTGGACAAGCCTTTAATAAAAAGATTGTCTTTGAAGCTTAGAGATTATCAAGAAGAAACTGTTAAAAGATGCATGTCAGAAGGAAGAGGTATTGCACTATTGGGTACAGGAGCAGGGAAGACGTTAACTATAGCTACTTTGATAGAAAATTTCTATTTGTATGCAAAAGACGTTAAAAAATTTAAGTGTCTTATTATAGTACCAGATTTGGGTCTTGTCAACCAAACATATAAAGATTTTGAAACTTATAATGTAAGTTTTACACAATCAAGATGGACAGGATCAATCAAGCCAGATTTTGAGGCCAACGTGATTATAGCAAATATTGATATCTTACGAAGTAAATTTGATCAAAATGATTGGATCAAGGACATTGATATCTTAATCGTAGATGAAGCCCATAAAATGGGAAAGGGTAATAAGTCGTCTAAAATTTTAGATAAGATAAAAACTCCAAATAAATTTGGATTTACTGGCACACTCCCAACAGATAACATAGACAAATGGAATGTCACGGGAAAAATTGGAGGAGTTCTAATAATTAAAAGTTCATACGAACTAAGAGAAGAAAAATTCTTAACAACAGTACATGTTAAGATGTTAAATCTTTTATATAGAGATGTTCCAAAACCTATAATTAATACAGGAAATACTACTGATGATTATCATAATGAATTAATTTTTATATCAAATAATGAATTTAGAAATAAAGTAATACAGACTACATGTAATAACTTTAAAAATAATATATTAATATTGATTAATAATATTAATCATGGTCAGCATTTGTTTGATTTGTTTTCTAAAAATCTACCAGATAAACAAGTATATTTTATCAGAGGAGAAGTGGATGTAGAAGACAGAGATAAGGTTAAAGCAATAATGGAAACCTCAAATAATGTAGTTTGTATTGCTATAAGTGCGATATTTTCTACTGGAGTGAATATTAAAAACATTCACATGATTATTTTTGCTGCTGGTGGAAAAAGTTTCATCAGAACAGTCCAAAGCATAGGTCGTGGACTTCGTCTAAATGAAAATAAAGACGAATTAATCATTATAGATATATGTGATTTATTAGATTATGGTTCAAATCATGCTGAAAAACGCAAAGAGATATATAATAAAGAAAAAATTACATTTAGTCAACATTTAATTAAAGAAAAACAGTTGATAAATTAAAAACATAATGTATAATGTTTTTAATGTCAAATGAAGAAAATGTAAAACCAAAAAAGAACAAAGATGCATATTATGTAGATCCCGTTGTTTTTAAAAATGAAATCAAAGAGTACTATAACACTGCTGTTTGTAATGACTTCTTGGGAGAATGTTTGAATAAAATTGCCGAAGGACTTGGATATAATCCCAAATTTATCAATTATTCATACAAAGAAGAAATGATTGGGGATGCATTAATTAAAATGTTCAGCGCATTAAAAAGAAAAAAATTTGACGTTACAACCGACACATCACCTTTTGGATATTTCACTACTATAGCATTTCATGCATTCATTAATCGAATTAAAAAGGAAAAGAAACACCATGATACAATTAATGAATACAAACAAAGAAAATACGAAGAAGAGATGTCTTCTTCTGAAGGTCATATATACGTCAAGCCGATTTTAGATTCTACTGAAGAAGATCCATTTTGGGATTGACGAATGGAATTTTTAGTGTATGATATAAGGATGTCGTATTTTAAAAAATCAGAGGTAGCAATATTTTCTGATATCCACATTGGTCTACAGCAGAATTCTAAGTTTTGGCACGATGTCTCTTGGAAGTGGGCTGAATGGTTCATTCAGGATATCAAGAAAAAGGGTATAAAAGATGTAGTTTTTTGTGGAGATTATTTCCACACTAGAGACGAAGTGTCAGTAGACACATTGCACTTCGGTTCTAAACTTTTAGAATTGTTCAAAGATTTTAACGTAATCATGCTGGTTGGAAACCATGATTGCTTTCTTAAGGATAGTTCTGAAGTAAATTCTATTTCACCATACTCCCAATGGAGTAATATTAAGATTATAGATAAGCTTTGCACAACAGAAGCTTACGACAAAAGAATTAACTTTGTCCCTTGGGGTACAAAGTACGAAGATATACCGAATGCTGACATTACATTTGGTCATTTTGAAATTAATCTTTATAAAATGAATACCTTTGCCATATGTCATGATGGCATTGAAGATGAAGACTTCGTAGAAAAGTCTCCATTAATTATTTCTGGTCACTTCCATTTAAGAGATGAAAGAAATTATTCCAATGGTGGGAAGATAATGTATGTAGGGAATCCATTCCAGATGGATTTTAATGATGCGGGTACAGTAAAAGGATACTATACATTAGACTTAAAAACTGGAAAAACTAATTTTACAGAAAATACACATTCACCAAAACACCAGAGTGTATTACTTTCTGATTTGATTATAGAGAAAACTGTAAACGATAAAGTTAGAAAATTATTCCATAACAATTTAGTAAAATTAAAGGTTGATAGGAGAGTAACCCATGATGATATGGAGTTTCTTATTAATGTATTCAAAGGATTAAACCCATCCCAGTTCAACATCGAATATGAATCCAATTTTTCTGAATTTGATTTAGAAGAAGAAAAGAAAGATTTTTCTGGAATTGATATCCAACAAGCAATAATAGATTTTATCGAAATGATGGACGCAAACAATAAAAAAGATTTGATTGATTATACTGTAGATTTGTATCAAAAGGTTGCAAAATGAAAAAAATTAATTTCCAAAAAATAAGTATTAAAAACTTTTTATCTTTTGGTGAAATCCCTGTAGTCCTAGAGTTTAAAACTGGATTACATATTATTACTGGGATAAACAGAGATAAATCTGATAGACAAAATGGATTAGGAAAATCTGCAATGATGGAATCATTGTATTTTTGTATTTTCGGGACAACTATACGAGACTTGAAAAAGGATTTAATTCCAAATGCATTTACTAATGGTGTTTGTGAAGTTATATTAGATTTTGAAGTAGTGTCTGGTAAAAAGAAAGATTCGTATAAAGTCATTAGAACTTTGAATCCTTCTAAATTATATTTTTATAAAAATGATCAAGATGTAACAAGAGATTCAATCAAAAATACTGAAGAAGATTTGCATACTATATTACATGCTTCTCCTAGTGTTTTTGAAAATTGTGTTATTATGACCCTTAATAACACAATTCCATTCATGGCTAAGGCCAAAGCAGATAAAAGAAAGTTCATTGAAAGTATTTTCAATTTGGATATTTTCAGTAAAATGCTTTCAAAAATTAAAGAAGAACATACAGAAAAAAAGAAAGAGTATGAAATTGAACTTACAAAGATGGAAGAGTCGGAACGATCTTTGAAGAATTTAACTATACAACGAGATACTATTCTATCCAATCGTAAAAATAAAAATTTAATTTATGAAAAAAGAAAAGTAGATAATCTGGAAGAAAAACAAAGATTTTCGGAAGAACTGGATAAACATGAAGTTTGTAATTTAGAAGAAATTAAAACTAATCTCAAGAATCTGAAAAAAGCTAAACTTTCAGTAGAAGAAAATATCGATAAATTGAATGATGAACGGTCTTCGTTGAGAGCAACAGCAAGTCATAACGAGAAACTTTTGCCTAAAATTGGTGTGTCTGGATCTTCTTGTCCAGTATGTCTGCGTTCTGTTAATGAGCATGATAAAGAATACATAAAAGAAGAGAAGTTAAAGATTAACGATATCATTATTAAATTAAATAATGATATTAAAGTTCTTGATGAAAAAATAGAAACACTGAAGTCTAATAAAAGTAAATTAGAAAAGGCATACGAGAAGTATAATAAAAAGATCAGTCAAATAGAAGTGGCTGAACAAAAAAAGAAAAGCATAAAGGATAGAATCAAACAATTAGATACTTGGTTAATTCAACTTGATTCTGACATAGAAGAATTGAAGTCTGAAAAAACTGAAGCAGATCCATTTCTAAAAACACAAATAGACATCATACAAACCATCAAGGATTCTGTTAATAAATGCAGATATGATTTAAATTTGATGGATACGGTAAAATTTATTGTATCTGAAGATGGTGTAAAATCTTATATAGTTAAAAAGATTTTACAGATGTTTAATGATAGACTTAGATATTATCTATCAAAGATGGATGCAAACTGTATCTGTAATTTTAATGAATACTTCGAAGAGGAAATTGTAAACGAAAAGAATAAAATTTGTTCTTATTTTAATTTTTCTGGTGCAGAAAGAAAAAATATTGATTTCTCATGTTTGTTTACTTTCATGGATATCAGAAGACTCCAAGGAAATGTTACATATAATATTAGTATATATGATGAATTATTTGATAGTTGTTTAGATGAAAAAGGTATCGATCTTGTTACCAAAATAATTAAAGAACGAGTAGAAAAATATAATGAATGCGTTCTGGTTATCTCACACAGAAAAGAAAGCGTGAAATCATCTACGGGGGATGTTATATTTTTAGAGAAAAAAGACGGGATTACATCAAGGATAGATTATAATCCATTCTTGTAAAAGAAAAAGGGAGCAGAAATAAATCTGCTCCCTTTTTTAATGTCTTAATAGTTTATGTCTGTGATACAAATGAGTAGAGTTCTTCGGCTCTAGCCAAGATATCCGAAGTCTTCGGATATAAAGAATCTACTAATGTAACATCATAAACTTCATTTTTTTTGTCTGCGTTTACTCTATGTGTGTCTAGCTTTTGGTGGTACGTTCCAACCAAATCGCTATGTGCCATAGATAAAACGTCCAGACGAATTTCGTATGCGTTTTTATTGCTCATATGTGTGTATGTCTCCTTTCTACAAATTTATTTATATTGTAAATATTTTTTTTCAACAAATTATTGAATTTTTTTTAAATAGATATAAATCTATTTAAATGATAACATCCTTTACACCTCCTAAACCATTTCAAGGATTTACTCCTGTTGTTCCTCAATCACCAACACCACAACAAAACTCTTTACCCCAAGAACCATCAGAAACACAATTACCGAGAGTTATCCAGTTTGGTGCAGATTTGAGTGGTTGTGGGTTATATCGTCTAGGGTGGGTTAGTCATCTTTTAAATTATCAAGGATCTATGATGGTTACAGACACTACCGTAATGGTATTAGATCCTAGATGGTATGTTAATGTAAAAGCTGTCAGATTACAAAGACAAGCTACATCAGCTCAATTGGAGTTTGTTAAATTTTTAAAAGATGTTCAAAAAAAAGTTGGATTTAAGATCATTTACGAAGTTGATGATGTAGTTTTTAGAGAAGATATTCCCGATTATAATAAATTTAAAACCGCATTTACATCTGATGAAATTAGAAATAATGTAAAAGAAATTATAAATCTTTGTGATGAAGTTAGTGTAACTTGTGATTACATGAGAAATTTATACACAGAAAGAGTTGGAAAGAAAGAGATTACTGTTATTCCTAATTTTCCTGCTAAATTTTGGATAGGTAATTATTTTAATCCTAATAGAATAAATGATTTATATGACAAAAATAAAAAGAAGCCTCGTGTCCTTTATGCTGGTAGTGGTGCTCATTTTGATGTCGAAAATCGAGTGGGTCAAAAAGACGATTTCGAACATGTCATCAAAGCAATAATCGACTCCAGACACAAATATCAGTGGGTGTTTTTGGGTGCTTTCCCTCCCCCAATCAGACCATACATTGAAAACGGAGACATTGAATTTCACCAATGGCAGAGACTCTACGATTATCCGCAAAAGATTTATGATTTGGGAGTACAGATGATGGTTGCGCCTTTGCAGGACAATTCATTCAATAGATCCAAGAGTGATTTGAAATATATCGAAGCATGTGCATACGGATTACCTGTTGCGTGTCAAGATATGTGTACATATAAAGATGCTGAACTTAAATTCAAAACAGGCGATGAAATGTTATATCGCATGGAATATGAACTCAGCAGAGCAGGACATTACAAGAATAGCACATATAAGAGACGAAAAGTTGCAGAAGATCGCTTCTTGGAATTGGATCGTAACTTAGGTTGTTATAATGAATTGTTCTTGACTCCATATGGGTCACCCGAAAGAAAGAATCTAAAACGATACAATCCTTGATTTGTTGTAAAATGTGTGGTATCATAGATAAATGGTAGGATATCGTAATGCTGTATACAATTATAAAGATAAAGTAGTTGACATTTTTACTTGGGACGAGGAAGGTAAACGCATAGTTACTTCTGTCGAATGTCATCCATATTTCTTTTATGAGGATAATAGTGGATTAGATTTTAGTATTTTTAATACTAATCTCAGAAAAAAAGAATTTGGTAATGTCTTTGATAAAAATAAATTTATCAAAGAACGTGGTCTTAAAAGAATTTTTGACAACTACAATCCAGTACAACAATCATTGATTGATATGTATTGGAGTCATAATGATGACGAAGATTTTACTAAATTTGGATTAAAAATATATTTTGTTGACATCGAAGCTGTTGGCGAAAACGGATTTTCGTCTCCTCATGATCCAAACGATGAGATCAACGTAATCACAGTTTACAATTCTATCTCAAAGAAGTATTATGTTTGGGGAACACAACCATATACCGCGAAAAATGATGACGTAGTATACATTTATTGTGGTTCGGAATACGTCCTTTTGAAGAAATTTTTAGATTTTATGAAGTCAGATCCACCAGATATTTTGTCTGGATGGAATAGTGACAGGTATGATGTACCATATATCATAAACAGGTTAGAAAAAATATTAGGGGCTGAAGAAACTAATAGTATATCTCCATACAGCAGAAGATATACTAAAATGTTTAATGGTAAATTTGGCAAAAAAGAAATTGTCCACAGAATTGATGGGGTGTCTTGTGTTGATTACATGGATATCTACAAGAAATTCTGCCCTGTTAATAGGGAAAGTTATAAATTAGATTATATTGGTCAAGTAGAATTGGATGAATTCAAAGTAGATTATGGCGATAAGAGTCTATATGAATTCATGTCGAGCGATTGGGACACATTTGTAGATTACAACATACAAGACGTTAGACTATTGGTGAATCTCGAAAAAAAACTTCAGTATATTGAGTTATTAAGAATGCTATCATATACTGGATGTACTACATTTGAGTCTGCGTTGGGTACTGTGAGTGTGGTTACGGGAGCAGCAGGTATAGAGGCAAGAAAGCGCAACCAAAGGCTATATACAGCAGTAGTAGATGATGACCAGCAGAAAGAATTTAAGGGTGGATTTGTATTTCATCCTGTAGCTGGACATCATACATCAATAGTTAGTTTTGATGCGAATTCGCTGTATCCTAATACAATGATTACATTGAATACTTCACCAGAAACCAAGGTAGGGAAAATCATTGGAATAGAAAATAATAAGATTTCTATTAGAACGGTAGATGGTGTCATTGTTGAAATGACCGTTTCCGAATTCAACAAATATATTAAAAAGGAAAAGATTTCTATTTCCAGAGCTAAAGTTTTGTTTTCTCAAAAAAAGAAAGGTGTTCTTTCTGAATTAGTGGATCAATACTACAAAAAACGTGTAAAAACCAGAAAAGAGATTAAAAAACTGGAAGACGGTATGCATGATCTTTCTTTAGAGGAACTTGAAAGAAGAGAGACAAAAATCAGTCAGTTAGAAACCAAACAACAATCTATTAAGATTTTCATTAATAGTGTTTATGGTGCTTGTGGTAATGAATATTGTGCGATTGCTGATACCGACATTGCAGAATCAATTACGTTGACTGGACAGGCAGTAATCAAACAATCCAGAGAAATATTTAAAAATTTTGTTTCGGAAAAAACTGGAGAAACAGATATAAAGTTTTTAGAAAAAGGGCTTATAGCAGGAGATACTGACAGTATGTATGTATCTGTTGATCAGCTTATTACAAAATTTTCTGAAAATGGAAAAGTTTTAAAAGATGTATATAAGATTGTAGATGAGTTTCAAAAATATTTAAACGACAATATTAAGTCATGGGCACAAAAAACTCTTAATACACTAGATTGTCGATTTGAATTCAAAAGAGAAAACATGTGTGATGCTGGAATTTTTCTTGAAAAGAAACGATATGTGTTACATGTTTTGGATAAAGAAGGGAAAAAGTGTGACAGTTGGAAGTATACTGGTGTTGAGGTAGTCAGTACTACAATGCCAAAGGCTATTAAGCCTTATGTTAAAGAAATCATACAGAATATCATTCTAACAAAATCGGAAGAATCTACAAATAGGATTTTCAAAGAAGCATATGATAAATTTTTAGAAATGGATGTGACAGACATTTCAGTTGTTAAAGGCATTAGGAATCTAGAAAAATACGAGGCACTTTCAGATGGATTTAATACGGTAAAGGGTATGCCGTGTCATGTTAAATCTGCTTACTATTATAATTTATTATTAGAAGAATTAGGATTGAATAAAAAATATGAAAAGATTTCCAGCGGAGATAAAATAAAATATTTTTATGTTGAAACACCAAATAAATACGCAATAGAAACAATCGCATTTAAAACTAGATATCCTGTAGAGTTTAAAAGTTTTCTTAAACCAGATACACAAATTATGTTTGAAAAAGATATGTATATGTGTATTGAAAGATTTTATAATGTTATGAAATGGGTTATCAGAAAACCAACAGAACAATTGAGATGTACGTTAGACGATCTTTTTAGTTGAAAATTTTAATAGGTTTCATAAATATTTTTTTATGAAACTTATTACATTCATTGATTCAATTGGTAGAAATATTATTGGCGAGGAACTTTCTAGTTCTGAAGGTAAAATTTCTGTGAAGAACCCTGCTATGATTAATGTGGCTCAGGCCCAAAATGGACAATTGCAAGTGCAGTTAATTCCATTGTTCTTTGCGGAATTTATCGCAACTTCTAGTAGAACAGAAGGAAGCGCATGGACATTTAACACTGGTAGCATTACCTTGGGTGATGTTACGGTGGATGATCGTCTTCAAGAGCAGTATGTCAAAGTATTCTCTGCCGCATCGTCTGCTCCCCAAGATGAATCTGGAAAAAGTGATGAGAGTGTAATTAAATTGTTTGATGAATAATAAACCGTAAGAGATTGTTTGCATAATAAAAAACCCCGAATAAAAGTTCGGGGTTTTTTATTGATTTTATACAAACTTATGTTATAATCCAAAGATGGATAAAGATATTCTTAAAGTTTTAGAAGTATTGGAAGAGGGAAACCCGTTTGTTTCTTTTTTAAAAGATTCAACTCTAAGCAGAGTTGACAAGTGGTTCAGTACAGGAAGTTATGCATTGGATGCTATTATTAGTGGAAGGATGAGAAATGGTGGCGTTCCTAGTGGTCGCTTGACTATGTTTTATGGTGAGAGTATGACGTACAAATCTTCGGTTGTCCAAAAGATTTTAGCGAATGCTCAGAAGGAAGGACTCATTCCTGTGATTTTCGATTCCGAAAATGCTATTGACCCAGAGGGTGCTGAACGTCTAGGTTTGGATACATCAAAGGTAAAATATGTTCCTATTTTTAATATAGAGCAATGTCGAAACAGTTTACATAAGTTCTTGATGAATGTTAAGGAGAAGGGACTAGAAGGAAAATTTATCGTGGCTATTGATTCTCTTGGAAACTTGGAGAGTGCTCTAGAGACTGCTAGAATTGAAAAAGATTCCCACAGTATTGATATGGGGACCAGAGCAAGAGCAATTAAATCATTGCTGCGTACATGCACACAATTGTCCGCTATGACAAAGACATCCATTATTATTACGAATCATTTGTATGATAACCCTGGTGATCTACATCCAACTTTAGTTAAAAATATGCCTGGTGGTAAGGCTTGTGTGTACCTTCCTTCCGTTTCGGTTCAATTCATGAGGAAGCCAGTAAAGGAAGATGTTGTCAAATCTGAAAATAATGGATTGGCAGTTGGACAAAGAAATTATGTGGGTATTATTATCAGAGCACTGACAGCAAAAAATAGGTTCATTAAGCAATACTTGGAGAGTGAACTTTATATTTCGTTTGCTGGTGGAGCAGATAAGTATCATGGATTACTAGACTTAGCTGTAGGTTTAGGCATCATCGAACAAACTGGATCGACATATAGTTTCAATGGAGAAAAACTTGGATATGCTAAATCCTTTATCAACAAAACTGCATTTTGGGATGGTATTATTCCCTTAATTGATGAAAAGATAAAGATTGAATGGGCATATTCATCAAATCAAGCAAAAGAAAATACTGCATTGGAAAGTGAAATAGAAGAAGAACAAGAATAAATAGACTTATGAATAATATAAATTCAATATCTTCGGTTTTGTTTACAGAGTTTGCTAAAATGGGTAAATATGTTGCTGTACATGCAGAAGGAAATATACTAGTAGTAAAAGTTGGAGATGCTGATACCAGAATAATGAACTGGGAAACAATGCCAGCTACTTCTATATTAGAAATAGCAAAAGGTCTTACAATAAAAGAGAGTTTTAGAGGAAGTACATTACTTCATGGATAATAAAAAAGCCCCTTTTAAGGGGCTTTTAAGGGGCTTTTTTATTAATATCTTCTGTATCTTTCTTCCATCATAAATCTATGCTGACGAGATTTATGATAATTTTCCTTTAATAGTTTATCAACAGCTTTTGGTGACAATTTAATACTTTCTTTCTTTAAAATGTTATTTATGTGCGGTTCTGCTACTGGTCTTTGTGATTCGCATTCTTCGTCTTCTTCACTCATATCTCCCTCTAGACTCCCCATGTCTTCTTCTTGTCCTTCATGCTCTTCGTGTTCTTGATAGTCCGATTCTTCGCTTTCGTGGTCTTTATCTGAAGGTAATCCGTCCTCTACTCCAGACATATTATCTTCGGATTCTTGTCTTGCATCCGAAATTGAATTTTTCAATTCTGGTTTAAATTTTCCATTAGTAACTTCATCATCACTTGCAACTCTGATGATGTCTTCGTCAGCAACATCATTAATATCTACGTCATCACCTTTTTCTCTCCTTAGAAGGTCTGCTATTTTACCTACTGCATAAGTGGGTGAGTTACCCAATGATGTGCGTACAAACAAATTTGATATTCTTTGTTTCAATTCATCCGAATGAAGTCTTCCTTCTGTTAAAACTGAACGATTAGCCCAACCTGGACGATTTAAAATACTCATATTACTATTTATTGATTTTAAAACAATTTGTAATAAATTTATTACAAATGATACCAAAATTAGTTATAACCGCATGTACTAGGAAAACTGAACAAGAAGCATTAAATTTGCCGATATTTCGTTCTTGGAGGGATGGTCTTAATACCCCGAATTACAAATTGGATATAGTTTGGGGAAACACGGAAGGATTATCAAAAGTATACAATCAAAAAATAGAAGAATACAAAGACACTCAAGTTGAATTTTTGGTTTGTGTTCATGATGATGTATATATTGATGATTTAAAACTTTACGAAAAACTATCACAAGGACATAAATTGGGATATAACATAATTGGATTAGCAGGTGGACTAAATCCTAAATTGACAAACCCCGCATTATGGCATATAATGACCGAAAGAAATCAGCAAAGAGGACAGGTTGCTCATCCAGCAGGAAGTCCAAATCAAAATATGGTGACTCCTTTTGGCCCAACACCATCTAGAGTTGCGATAGCTGATGGGTTATTTTTAGCAATACATCTACCATCAGTTACAAAAACAAAATGGAAATTTAACGAAAATTATACATTTCATCACTATGATATCGCAAGTTGTATTGATGCAAATAGAGAAAAATTAAAAATTGGTGTATACCCAATTCATGTCATACATAGCTCACCAGGTTTAATGTCTATTCATGATAAAATGTGGTCTGATAGTAATGAAACATTTCTAAAAGAATATCAACAGTAGACTTTTTTAACATTTTAATTAAATGTTAAAGATGGAATTAGATACAGACAAGAAAGAAAATAATCATAATTTTTTATGTTTTTGTAGTTTAGTGTGTATTATAAATGGTAAAAAATTAAATTTACCAAATATATTTTTATTGGTTCTTAAAAATGAGACATATAAAACTTTATTAAAATATTTGCTAACAATAGATAACGATTATGATCTTTTTAAGTTTTTTATAGACTACGATTCCACCATATCAAAAAGTAAATATATTTCAAAATATTTAAATTCATCACAAGGAGTAAGAATAAAGAAAAATGTATACGGATTTAGAAAAGACAATTTACAACGAGCATCTAAAAGAATCAAGAAAGTCAAAAAACAAACCGTACAAAATAAGGAAGGATTTCTCAAAGATAACCAACCAAACGGGGTTAATCCTGAAAAGATTATCTAGTCTTTTTCAAAAGCATAAAGAAATTAATCTTTCTGATTTTTTTAGAGCACCATATTCAGTATATTCCGATTCCGAAAATTTTCCTTTAAAGTTCTACACATCACAAAAAGCAATTTCTATTTATAAAATTTACATGGAGTCGAAAAAAGACTCTTGACTAAAACAAAAAACAATGCTAATATACCAACGTAAATTAACAAAACCAAAACAAACCAAAAACTAAAATAACCCATGATTACATCATCAATGTTCCAATCCATCAAAGAAGCTCTTGCTAAGAGCGAATCGTCAACAGGAAATCCCCTTTATAAGGAAATCCTAAAGTTTAAAGAAGGCAACACATATGTTCTTCGCCTTCTTCCAAATGTTAAAGAACCATCCAAAACATTTTACCACTTCTTCACGCATGGGTGGAATAGTTTTTCTACTGGGCAGTATGTGTCTGCATTGAGCCTACAGACTGTAGGACAACCTGATCCAATTGGCAGGGAACGCTATCGCCTGTCTAAGACGGGAACTTCTGAAGAGAAGAAGAAGGTCGAAGCAGTCAAGTGGCAGGAACAGTGGTATGTGAATGTCTATGTGATTGATGATCCAGTTAATCCACAAAACAATGGAACAGTTAAAATCTTTCGCTACGGAAAGAAGCTAGATCAAAAGATTACATCTGCAATTAGTGGAGATGATTCTGATGAGTTTGGAGCAAAGGTTTTTGATCTTTCTTCTTCTGGTGTCAACTTTAAGTTGAAGGTTGAAAAGAACCAAGGTGGATACATTACTTATGATAGCAGTAGATTTACATCTCCTGTTGATCTAGGGTTAACGAAAGATCAACAGAAGGAAGTTTATGATTCTGTTTTTGATTTGTCTTCGGTTAATCAGTTGAAGACTGAAGAAGACCTGATGAAGATGTGGAATCTACACTTTCTTTGTGTTGATGAATCCAAATCTGTTAGTGTCCCAACAGAAACATTTACACCAAAACCTGTTGTTGTTGAAAAGGCAAAGAATACCCAATCGGAAGATGATGGTGAAATCTCTGATGAAATGGTTGAAGAACTATTGAAGGGTCTTGAATAGAAAAGATTAAAAATTTATAAAAAACCCTGAGTATAGACAACTCAGGGTTTTTTTATAAGTATTCATATGTCCGAAAACTTTTTACAAGAAAATACTGATATTGATCCAAGAGAATTACAAGATATTTTAATTGGATTTTTGGGGAGTACTTATGGCGAAGTTGCAAAATTTGATAATAATTTAATAAATGCAAATTCTACTTTATCTCATAAGAAACACGAATTTGAAAAATTAGCCGAAAGGGTACTGCATGAAGCAGCACCACGACAAAATAGAATGCAGGGGTCACCACCAAACCCCAATGCACATATACAACAATATCCTGTACAACCACATCAACCACCACCTGTACAAATTCCACAACATGTTATTGATACAAATCAGATGGAATTTTCTTTTGATAATAGTATCACTGCTATAACAATAAATACAAAATTAGAAGACATCGAAAAGAGATTAAAAAGACTAGACAAAGCTATAGAGAATGTGATATCATTACTAGAAAAGCATGAGATTAAAGATAAACAATAAAGTAGATTTTGTTCAAAAGTTTCTTAGTCCTATTTCTAGGATTAATGATTTGTGTACTTTAAAAATACAAGCTGACGGAATTTCCAATTTGAGTAGAACTTCTGATAATAGTTTTGCATTGTATGCAAATTGTTTAGATGTTGAAGTTTTAGATTATGAAGTAGATCAGAATGTAAGTTTTTCTGATGTCAAGAAATTTATAAAGGCTTTTGATTGTGTTCAAACACCATCTGTTGAATTGGTGATAAGTAAAAATAAAATTGAATATACATCATCAGATATTAAGTTTAAGTTCCATTTAATAGATGATAACATAATCAAATCTCCAAATTTTACGGTGGATAAGATAAATTCATTTACATATGATACAGAATTTAGATTGTATCCACCAGTTATAACATCTTTAATAAAAAGCAGTACATTTATTACTGATAGTAATAAAATATATATCCAGACAAACGAATCTAAAGTTTTTGGAGAATTATCTGATAAAACCAGAGACAATATAGATAGTTTCACTACAGTATTGTCTGAGGAATATACTGGAGAAGATGTTAATCCTCCTTTGGTTTTTAATTTTGATGTATTTAGGAATATTTCAATACTAAAGGTTCAAGAGATGGATGTTAAATTAAATACTGAAAGAGGGTTTATTGCTTTCGATGTCAAAGAAGATAAGTATAATCTTAAATATATAGCAACAGCAATGGTATCTTGATATGAATTTAAATAAAAGACAACAGAATAAAATTAAGACTCCTGGTTACTTTATAAAAAGACTAAGAGATTGTAAATTTGGTGTCTTGAGAGTATTCCAACAATATGGAATACAAGACCATAGAAGATGGACAGTAATGATTGACCCTGGTGGTTGTTCTATTTTTGTAACTTGTTATAATAATAGAAGTTTTAATGATGAGATTATGTTTGAATTTAATGATGGTGGAAATTATTTTCCTAAAAATTTTTCTATTAGCACAGAATCAATAGAAGTTATAGTACAATTATTGATAGATAAAAAGGTTCCATCATTAGATAATGATAGTAAATTTTACAAGGAAAAATCAAATGATTGAAAATAGTGATGAAACACCTAACCCAAAAAAGAAAAAAGTTGTAAGTAAGAAAAAAATAACTTCCTCTTCGATTTCTTCTGAACAGATTCAACGTCTTCTAAAAGAAGCTTTGATGAAAAATATGGAAGAAAGATTTAAGAGAAGTGATGTTGAGGTGGATGCATTGATTTCCACTATGGAAGAGTTTCTTAGATCATTTATAGTAATAGGTTATAACATGAACAATGAACCAATAGTGATTACAAATGCAAAATCACAATTAGATGCTGATGCATTATATACTTCATTAGGAAGGTTGTTTTATTCGATAAATAATGGTGGAGGAAATAGTTTATAATGAAAAAGGATGAAGAAAATCACCCAATAGTAGGTCACTCTTATGCCATCTTAACTGGAGGGTATGTTGGTGAAATTTTTGTTTTTATTGAAGAACAAGAGCATGGATACGGTTTTATATCTATACCAAAAAATATAAACAGAAGTGTACCAAAAGATAAGTTTCATTATGGTTTATCACATAATATTGTTGAGCATGTTGAGAAGATACAGACCAAAGTTTTCAATCTATTGAAAAAACAACATGCATTTAACCTGAATAGTGATAAATAGTATTATGGAAATAGTAAGACCAATACAAATAACTTCCCCTATTAGCGGAGAACCAGTTAACCCCCGTATTGTTGAGCGTATGTATGGGGATAAAATATATGTGGAAGCACATTGGATATGCCCTAAGTCTGGTTCTTTTATCAGAAAAGGAATGGTAAAGATTTTGGATGCAGTTACAAAAGAAGATATCACTTCTCAATGTAGGTAAGTGTTGTGTTTTTTGAGTTTTATGGTATAATCTCTTATTGTGAGAAACTTACCAGAAGATTATGTTGTAAATAAATTCTTTCAGTTTGTCGGTGCTCCTGAAAGAAATAAATACAATAATACATATCAAGGATCTTGTCCTATATGCAGAGAAGGATCAAGTTGGCTTAAAAAAAGAAGATTCTATTATATTCCAAAAAATAATAGAATCTTTTGCCATAATTGTGGATATAACAAATCTCCTGTAAGCTGGATATCAGAAATTACTGGATCTAGCATAAGTGAGATACTGCTAGAGTCTAATGATTCGGCAACAGAATTAAATTTTGAAGATGAACCACTTCATAAAGGTTTAGTTTATACGGAAACTTTACCAAAAGACTGCATCAATCTTTTCAATAAAAACCAATTAAATTTTTACAGAAATGATAGAATTGTCCAAAAAGCATTGGACTTCATGAATCGACGTTTATTGGGATTATCAATTAATAAACCACAAGGGTTGTACTTGTCTTTAACGGATAAAGTACATAAAAATAGATTGGTCATACCATTTTATGATGAGAACAACAAAATTGTTTATTATCAAACAAGAACAATTCTGGAAACCGATGAATTATGTAAACCAAGATATCTATCTAAGATTGGGAGTGACAAAACTATATTTAACATTAATAATATTGATGTATCATTAGATAATATTTTTATATTTGAAGGTCCGATAAATTCTTGTTTTATGAAAAATGGGGTAGCAATAGGAGGCATACAAGAGAATTCATATCAACTGTTTACTACAAGACAACAAGAACAGATTGATAAGTATCCGTTTCACAAAAAAATATGGATACTCGATTCGCAATGGAAAGATAAAGCATCTTTAAATAAAACAAAAAAATTGTTAGAATTGAAACAAAATGTTTTTATTTGGCCCAAAGAAATTGGAAAAAGATATAAGGATTTTAATGATATAACGATATCACTAAACAAAACTGAAATATCTCCAGAATTTGTATTAAAATATACAATAAAAGGAAGTTAAACTCCCTTATATTTGGGATCAGAAGCACTGGCTAGATAACCTTTTAACATTTCGTTCAAGGACGTAACTTCCATAGAAACACGAGCAATTTTTTTAGTTTCTGCTACTCTAATTTTGTCGAAAAGAGAATCTGGAATACAATTTTTTAATTTAGATTGCATAGATTCTGGTCCAGTACCATTCAAAGAATCGGAGAATTGTTCTAAACTTGAAATCCAAGTTTGTAAAGATGCAACCATTTGTTGTTGCATTTTAGATGTGGCTGCAAGATGATCTGCTGCCGCACCACCATCAACATCAAAATCTGCTGGATTTGTCCCTTTATCTAGGCTTTGTTCCATTGCCTGACCATCTGTCATCTCTTCTGGGGTGGGTTGTTCGCGTAATACACGGACAAATGCTTTTTGGAATATATTATTCATGTGATTATTTAGTCGAAAATAGTAAATAATTACAGTGAAACCTAAAAATTTAAGAGAAGATATAATGGCTAATTCTGAAAGGCAGGTGGCGGGTGTTGGACCCGGTGCAACAGATCAACCATTCTACCAGATGGCAATACCAAAACCTGATGAAGGTCATATCAAATCTGGTAATATAAATTATCCATTTGAGATGGCACGATTTAAGGAAGAAATATTTAATATATTTGAGAAGATGGTAATTCTTCGAAATGAATTTGAGAAAGCAAAAGAAAATCCATCTGTAACCGATTCACAAAAAATAGGGTTAGATAAATCAATTAAAAGAATGGATTTGATAAATCAAAAATTAATACAAATACCCGATTTTTTAACTATTTTTAGTGTTGAAATTTAATAATATTGTGGTATAATATAATGATGTGGTTGAATTTTTTAAAACCTATATTAACACTATTTTCTATTAGTTCTATATTCGCATTATCATTTTCAAATGATTGGGTTTCATTTTTAAAATTATTTTTAGTTTCATGCTTAACTCAAGTATTTGTTTATAATGTCTATAAACACATTCTACATCTTTCTGCTGAAAGAATAAAAAATGATAGAATTAAAGAGTTTTCTAAACAAGGCATGGATATTGTTTGTCCTTGTTATTTAGAAAAGAGAATGTTTGTACCAGTTGAATTGAATACGACAAATACATTCAATTGTGATGAATGTAAAAAGGATTGTATAATTCAAATTACTGCAAAAACTTTTAATAAAACGGATATAATTGATTTAGACGGAGCGGATGCTGCTCTTATTGAAGTCTACAATAAAATACAAAGCGCACCATAATATATGGAGTTTCAATCAAAAGAGTTGATGTCTGCCGTTGATGTGGATTCGTCTATAACATACTCGAAACCAATATCTTTGGATGTAAAATCATTAAAAGATGATATTAGAATTTTTATCTTATCGAAAGATAAAGCACTTTTAAATGCCTTCGAGGAAGCATCTTTAAAAAGATCGCCAACTATATACGGAAATGACACTTTAAAGAATATTTTAAATATATTAAAGGATAATTTGTGTTCAAAATATAAACACGATAATGTTAAACAATTAACATTGAGAAAGAATTTTGATATTATTTTTTCTGTATTAGATACACTTACAATTAATGGTATTGGTTGTACGTCTGATGAACTAAATACCATTATTTTGGGATTTTTGAGTAATAATTTTATATGATAAACCGTGTTTCGGTGAAAACTAAATCAAACAAAGAGCATGTAATGGATGTCGAAACCTATGCTAGATGGTTGTGCTTGGTTGAAGCATTGGAATTTATAAATCAAAAAGCAAAACATAGCAAAATTGACTTAGATAAAGATGATAAATGGATTAAGCCACTAGCTATACAAAAATACATAAAACAACGATATCCGAGTATGTTTCATGATTTTAGGATAGAAGAGTATTTGGTTTAGATTATAGATATAAATGCAGGTGTAGCGGTTCCAGTGTACATATTACTATAATCGTTTACTGTATTATTGAATGGAGCTTTTCCTACATCATTTAAACAAGCTAAAACTTCAGCATTAGTTGGTCTAGTTAAGGGATCTGTAAAATATCTATCAGGATCATCAACATCTGTTATGGCTGGTTTATAAGCTTGTGTGCATCCAATTTGATATCCACTAGATCCAGCATCAGTTTTTCCCCATATATTTAAATCACAACCAAAAGGTTTCCAAAATATAAATCTACCATTTCCATCGTGTGCATCATCTAAATCATCACCAATAGGACCAATTAATCCATGAAAAAATGAATCAGTAGTCCACACACCTAAAGAATTTTGGTATGGTTTGCTTATCATACTGATATAGTATTGATCTGGAACATTATATGCATCAAAACAAAATATAAACCATCCTTCGGATTTAAATGGATAATCGTTTGTAACAGTATCATACATAGGATACTTAGAAAAAGCTTTTGGTACATTATTTTCATTTATAGTTCTTCCTAAAAAGCCTTGCACTATTCTAATAAGACTATCATTTATACTACCACCAACAGAGGCTTTTTCTGTATTTTTGATGCCACATATACTATTTTGTATTTCATAATTTATAAATGATATTCCAGCAGAAGCTCCAAGTGGTAAAGCCGAAGTTGTAAATTTAATAACAGTATCTGTAACACTATCTATAGTTATATTTGGTGATGCAACCACACTACCAGTTACTATACTTATGTTTTGTGCTGGAACATTAACATCTCTGTCAGGAACACCATTATTGAAGGTAATTGCTCCTGGTGCTGTGTTGGTTTTTGTTATATCAAATGTATAAGAAGTGCTTTCAGTTAAATTTAAAGATTTTGGTTCTTGTTTAGGTGGTAAACATTTTACAGCAACTTTTACTGTACCAGTATTTGATGATGCCATACCATCTGTAACATTATAAGTAAACATATCATTACCAAACCAATTAGTCTTTGGTGTATATGTAAATGTTTTTTTGTCCCCACTTCTGGTTATAGTAGATCCTCCCAAAGACGTACTATCAAAAGTGTTTATGGTTATATTTCCATCTGGAAAAGAATCTTGGTCAAAATCATTAATTAAAGCATTAATATTAATTGGTATCCCCATGTTTGTTTCATAAGAATCATCAAAAACTACTGGTGGTAAGTTTTTGACACTAATTGTGATTGCATATCCAACTCCTATAGCCATAATTAATAGTTTTGTCCTCCAATAAACCCATACCAAGTAGTACCGACTTTAGTTAAACAAAATATGTCAACTTTATCTTGTACTTTAGTTATTTCTGGAGTTCTTGTTGCTGCCCATTTTACTGGAGTATTATTTATTTTCCAATTAGTTACATTAAAAGGAGCTATATTAGTTCCTTTTTGGGTTATAAAAAGAGATACGGTATATGAATCTGCTGGTTCATCAGTAAATGTAAATTCGGTTATATTTCCTGTCATATTTATTGTAAATATGTTTGAGGATTTTATGGATAATGATACATTTCCACTAGATCCTCCAACAGTATATTTTTCCGAATGATTTTTTATTATTAATCTTCCTGACATTTCTCCACCAGAAAGTGGTAAAAAATTGTCATCTACATAAGATTTTTTAGCTAAATTACCAGATGTGTTTGATACCAAAGTATCAACATAAACTTTAGTAACAAGATTTCTAGCAACTGCTGGATTATCATAAGGTGCTGTAATATAACCTTGAGTCATTGTGCCACCAGATAATGGCAAATAGTTCGAAAGATTACTAAATTTAACATCTACATAATTTTTAGTTGAAGCTTGTTTTGGATCTGATAACAATACTGGATCTTCGTTTAAGATCAATTTTCCAGTCATTGTATCATTTCCAGAAATATGTACAAAATTGCTATTTACATATGATTGTTTCGCTAAAAGTCCAGAAACCCCACTTAATGTAGTATCAACATAATTTTTATTGGTTGCATGACCAGATAAAGTAGGTAATCCACCTAGTGTCAAATAACTACCAACTTCCATCGAATCGGTAGATTTTTTTAAATATGTGGTATTATTGGTATTTCCAGCATTTGTTAATTTTGTTGTTATCTGGTCATCAACATATTTTTTATTTGCTGCTACGTTATCACCCTGTCCAGTTACATCACCAACGAGATACAAATATCCCGTCATTGGTTTGGAAGCTCCACCAGATAGAGGAACAAATTTATCTACATAATTTTTATTGGCTGCTTGTTCTGCTGATATTGGATCATTATACAAATGTAAATATCCAGACATTTTTTTAGACTGTCCTCCAGATAAAGGAACATAAGCACCAGATAATTTGTCTACATATTGTTTATTCACCGCATCATTTGCAGATAATGGTGTATCTAGATTCTTGATTCTGTAATTGTGCATGTCCACAATACTATAAAATTCAGAAGTTCCGCTAACTGTCAGTGTATTGTTGAGATACAATGGACCCGCCATTTTTTCTGTTTGTAGATAATTTAATCCTCCTTTATCTAATTTTGATTGAAGTTGTTGGTTTGCGGTATTTACTGAATTTTGTAATGTAGTTAATCTTGTGTTTAAACCAGCTAAAACATCACCGCTAATTTTTTTAGACAATGTATCTAATCTTATCTTTTTAGTAAAATATGTTCCTCTATTGCTATCACCAACATCAAATACAGTATAATCCGTATCTTTGATAACAGATGATTCGTCTAGTCTATTTATAAAAGAATCTGGCATACAAATTATTTATGGTTTTTGTGCTATTAATGCTCCTACTGAGTTGTTATTAATTGATATTTGTATCTTTGAACTTAACGGTGACTGTATAATATAATTAGTATTTAATACTGGCCTTGCTGTATATCTTGTTGTTGGTTGTACAGTACTTCCCTGAACATGTATATCTTTTAATAAAAGTTTAATGTTTTTATCTGCTGATGCAAGTGGTGTCGAATAACCAAATCCAACTCTATAAAAATCAAAATCTTGGGGATATGGTATATCGGTTTTTAGCTTAAGTACATCATAATACCTATCATTTATATCCTTTATCGAAATTACCAGATTTTGAGCAAAATTAGTTAAATTAAATCTAATCGTGTTGTATTTCTCTGTTGGTTTTACTAAGGGTGATAATTGTTGATATAAAGGGAATGATGTTAATGTATCAAAAGTGATACCTTTAACCGTTACTCGATTATTACTATCAAACATTATACCAATAAGTGAATTTACAACACCATAATCACCTTGGTATGGTGCATATCCAAGTCCATCATATTTACCCCCTCCATCTAATGTGGGGTTATTGTATAAAAATGTAGAGAATCCACCAGAAGATCCTGCTCCACCTGATACACAATATTGGAAGGACCATGTAATATCAAAATTTGCATTTACTTGTTGGTTTACAGAAAAATTAAAAGTAGAATCTGCCATTCTAATTATTTAGGATACACTAAATACTTTAATGGCAGGAAATGCACGTTTTCATGATAAACTTCACAGAAAAAATCACCATACATTACCAACTGTAGGATATCCCGACAGTGCTAATGATCCGATTGCTTCTGCTTCGGAGCCATTTCAGGGAGATTTTGTAGTTAATGGTAGATTAAGCGCAAGTTCTGGGATAAGCATTCTTTCTGCACACATTGAACAGGATCTAGATTGCGAAAATGCATATGTAAGAGACACCACATATACTAATTTTATATCTGGATATGGAACAGAAACGATTATAAGTGACGGAGCATTAACTGGATATGGGGATAAAACATTAACAATGGACTACAGAAAAGCTGTTTATGTTAAAACTCCAGTATTTAATATATTGGGTAATGTATCTGCTACTTCTGCTTTATATGTTGACGAGAATGCAACGATTAAAAATAAATTGGTAGCAGATAATATTGGCGTTGCGATGAGTTCTCCTAATGAGAAATTAACTATTAATGGGAATGTATCTTTTTATGGGACATCTGCACATTATATTAAATCTCCTTACGGAAGTGATAACGGATTGATGGTATTTGGGGGTTCAAATACTGGGGCTAATTCATATCTGGTCCACTTATTTTATAGTTTAAGTACACGGACTGGTGGAAGAATTGATGCAGACGGATCACACGATATCATACTACCATATCAACAAAGAAACGTAGTATACGGATCAGAAAATGTAACAAGATACTTTTTAGTTAGCGGTACAACGGCAAGCCCATCAGCAGTAGCATCAGATTCTGTTGTTGGTGGAATTAGAGCATTCGCATATTCTGGAGGTAATAAATTTAATACTTATGGTGGTGGTGGAAATGCATCAATTGATTTAAAAACTTCTGGAGAACAATCATTAACAAATGGTGGTGGATATATTATATTTAATACCATGCCTATGAATAGTGGTAACACAGTAGGAGCATCAGAAAGAATGCGTATTACTTCGGAAGGCAAAGTGGGAATTGGTACTACAACACCTACTGGTAGTGCTACTCCATTATCTGCTGAAGGTAGATCATTGCATGTATATAATAATACAAATGATAACACATCTACGAATTCTGATACTGTAGTTGTTGCTGAAAGTGTTAATAGAAATGCTTATTTCTTAGCATCTGTTGGTGTAGATGGTGGATTATCAATAAAAAGGAGTTCTGATGCAAAACATTTAGGAAGAATAATAATGAATCAAACAAATGACACCATTTTTCAAGCTGGAGATGGTAGTTATGGATTGAACGAAACCATGCGTATTCTTTCTGGTGGAAATGTTGGGATTGGTACAATCACCCCAAATCAAAAATTAACTGTAAATGGTGTTATAAGTTCTAATAATTACATATATTCTCAAGATATTTGGCTTAATAGAGGAAACACTGATCGTGAAGGTGGACAAATTAATTTCAATAGATCGTATGACAATGCCCTTGCGTGGGCTATAGATACATATACTGATGTTATCGGTTCTTTGAGTAGTAGATTGAGGTTTATAGATACTAATTCTAACACAGAAAGAGTAACAATATTAAGTAGTGGAAATGTTGGTATAGGAACTCATAATCCTACAGAGAGATTACATGTAATTGGAAATGTACTAATATCAGGAAATTTATCGGCATTGGGAGACACAACACAAATAGATACAGCTATAGTAACAACCAGTGCAATGGTTATTGATATGCTGGGAAGTGCCAATGCATTAAGAATAACCCAAAGAGGAACAGGAAATGCCTTGTTGGTTGAAGATGAATCATCCGATAGTACTGCTTTTGTAATTAATAGTGCTGGTGATGTCGGTATAGGTCACAACACACCAAGCAGTAAATTACATGTTGTTGGGTCTATTACAATACCATATGATAATTATTTAAATTTTTCAGAAAATGGTAATGGTCACACTTCAATAAAAAGAAATGGTGCGGATAACGGAATGGAGTTTTTTACTAATTCTAATTCCAGAATGTTTATTTCTGATGCGGGAAATGTTGGGATAGGAACTAAGACTCAATTACACTCTCCAAATGATAAATTAGAAGTTGCTGGTAATGTGGGTGCATATGGTTATAGAGCAAAACAGCAAAAACCGAGCGGAAATCCGTTAACTGATTCGTCTCCTAATGGTTATGCTTTTGGTGATGACGGAGATACTGGAATGTTTTCACCACTTAACACAGGAGATACTGAAAATGAATCAGTAGGTAAAATTGGATGGTATTGTAATAATATTGAAACCGCAAGAACATTTATAAATTCTCAACCAATATTCACAATAGGTGGATTGTCGGCAGCTTCTGAAACATATGGAAGAACTACATTAGTAGTGGGAGACGGTAATAATGGAGGTTTAATGGAATTGAGAGATGGTGCTGGCGGTCATAGCATCATATATCGTGATGCATTTACAAATTCTCTTTGGTTAGAAGGCAGAACCAATAATTCAAATATAGTATTATCAACCATTGGTACAGGATCAATAACAATGGCGGTAACTGGTTCTTCGACTGGATTGTTTTTAGGTTCTAATGGTAATATAGGAATGGGAACAAACGCCCCAGAATCCAAATTACATGTTAATGGTGGATTGACTTTAGATGCATGGAATCCAAGCGCACCAGCAAGTGTAGAATCTACTAATTTATCTTCTGTTTATATAAAATTTAATTCTGGTGGTGCGGCTACAGATTGGGCATATTTAAGACAGATTGGAAATTCCGACGAATTATCTCTTGCATTAGATTTGCACGATAACGAAAATGTAACATCAGGTGGACAATCATTTTGTATAAGAAACATTAAGAGCACAGCTACTCCAGATATCATATATACTAATTTTATAGTAACTATGTCGGGCGGTGTTGGTGCTCCTTATTCTCTATCTGGAACAGGAAATCGTGCAGTTTATTCTGATGGAAATGGGATATTAACAAATACAGCATCTGATAGTACTTTAAAGAAAGATGTATCAATAATTTCTCAAGGATTAAACGAAGTTTTACAACTAAATCCTGTATCATTTAATTGGAAAAATACTCAAAAATATGGAGAACAAAGAGAAATAGGCTTTCTTGCACAAGAGGTACAACCGATTGTTCCAGAAGTAATAGGATCTAATAGTGATGGAACATTATCGTTGGATTATTCGAAAATGATTGCAGTTTTAACTAAAGCTATTCAAGAACTTAACACCAAAGTTGATGCTCAGGCATTAGAAATTGCAAAATTAAAAAATAATCAATCCAAATAACAAACATGTTCATTAAAAATGGGAGTTTTAAAAATATAACGCACATAATTTCTTATGTGCCTCCCTTTATTACTGTACAATTACTTTCTGGTACTGCTTTTTCTGGACAAGATTATACTTTTAAAATTAAAGTTAGAGGAAGTAAACCTATAACATATCAATGGTATAAAAATAATTTTCCATTAATAAATAAAACTAATAGTGAATTATTGATAGAGGATGTCACCTCATCTGATCAAGCATATTATTATTGTAAAATATCAAATAATGGACATTATGTAGAAAGTAATGTAGTACCATTAAGCGTAATCGAATCTCCATATATTGTAACACAACCAGTATCTGTATTATCGGCTATAGGAAGTAATATTTTGTTGAGCGTTTCGGCAACAGGTACAGAACCATTAACATATGAATGGTATAAAAATAATTTAATATATCAAGATAGTACTTCTAAAAATTTATATATTAATAACATAAATTATATAAATGAAGGTAGTTATTATGTGATAGTAACAAATGAATTTGGTAGTGCAACTAGTTTATCAGCTTCGGTTAGAATTATAGAACCTTTAATAATAAGAACTCAGCCAACAAATTTAAATGTTAATAAAAATAATAATGCACAATTTTCTTTATCCTGTACTGGATATTTCCCTGTAAGTTCTCAATGGAGAAAGGATGGATCTTTATATGGAGATTTATCATCAAATAATAATGGTATTATTACTTTAAATATAAACACAACAAAATTGTCAGATATAGGATACTATGATTGTGTTTTAAGTAGTAAATACGATTCGGTAACTAGTGAAAAAGTTTATTTACAAGTTAATGAAAAACCAGTATTTACATTAAATCCATTATCAGCAGAAATACCAATGACTCAAACGGTAACATTTATGGTGGACGCATCGGGTACAGACCCAATAACATACCAATGGATAAAAATTGGTACTGGTAATGTTTTAAACGAGAAAACAAAATTATATACAATACAAAATGTGGTTTTATCGGATCAAGCTGAATATGCATGTGTCGCCACTAATTTAGTGGGAAGTACTACCAGTTTATATGCAGCACTTTCGATAACACAACAGGAATTGATATTGTCCGATTCAAATCCGTATGAGTTTATATTATTAGATCAAAATGTTTATTGGTCTTTTTAAATAAATAAATATATGTCTTACAAAAGAATATTAGAGTTTACAAATTATAAAGATTTATCTGGATACGATAATATTCTTATTGATCATGATAATACAACATACAGAACAGAATTAAGTTCTTTTGTATCGTATGTTTCAAATCAAGCTAAAGATACACCAAGTATATTGATAATATCTACTAATAATATAGCAGATAATTCAATAACTTTAAATAAATTAAATACTAATAGTGTAACCACTGAAAAAATATTAAATTCTAATGTTACTACAGAAAAAATAGCAGATAATTCAATTACTTCTTTTAAATTATCTACAAATAGTGTTACTACAGAAAAAATTAATGACGGAGCAGTTACAGCATTAAAATTGGCAGATAATGTTTTTAATGCATCAAAATTACAAGATTTATCAATTACAAATGCTAAATTAGCAGACGATTCTGTTACTGCAATTAAAATATCAAACAATTCTGTAACTTCAGCAAAAATAAATGACTCTGCTGTTACTGCTAGTAAAATAGCAGACGGAAATGTTACAACAATTAAAATAGTTAATTCTGCTGTTACTACAGATAAGTTAGCTGATGGTAGTGTTACTACTATAAAACTTGCAAACTCTGCTGTTAATACAGATAAGTTAGCTGATGGTAGTGTTACCACGATTAAAATAGCTAATTCGGCAATAACAACTGATAAATTAACTGACGGATCAGTAACAACAATTAAAATAGCTAATTCAGCAGTAACTACTGATAAGTTAGAGGATTCTTCTGTTACTACAATAAAAATAAATAACTCTTCTGTTACTACAGATAAGTTAACTGATTCTGCTGTCATTACTTCAAAGCTAAATAACTCTTCTGTTATTACTGATAAATTAGCAGACTCTTCGGTTACTACTGCTAAAATAGGAAATAATTCAATTACTACAGAAAAATTATC